ACTCCCATGTCAAGAGAGTAGACTCCATCGAAGTCATCAAGGAAACCGTCATCATCAAACCACAGTCCTCCTTCACAATGAAAGGCATCGCCTCTTGTCTCTACATCATATATCTCAAACCAACCACGATTAGTCTCGCTGTTGGCTGCTGCTGTTATCTTCATAGTCACCTTGACTGGCTCAGTGTTACCCCAAGAGCCACCCCATGATGCCCACCTTTCTTCAGTTGTGTTCAGTTCTTCGTTCATCTTTCTCACCGTCTAATTTAATGCTGCTTTATATATCAACATCATTCCTCTTCTTGTTTTCTTTTGCGTGGAGTGTTACCTTTCATACACTCAGGACAGAACCTGAACCCAGCAAGCGTAGGCTGGTCGCAGTCTCGCTGGTTGCATAGGTTAGCGAATAGTCTCAAGCCTTCACCCCTAAGTTTCGTATCATGTCAGCAGGTATGTCTCCAGCGTCTACCATAGACTTGAGTAGTGCTGATGCAATTCCCTTACGGTCTACCGCATCTCCACCATCAAGCACAGACTGTATGACTGCTCGCTTCTCTTCAACCACTGAGTTAAACTTCTCATCAATAGTGCCAGCCACTGATAGGTAGACTGCGTGAACAGTCTCAGCATCTTGTCCGATACGGTTTACTCTATCTTCGGCTTGCTCCTCCCATGCTGGTGACCACTCACGCTCAATGAATACCACAGTGTCAGCACGAGTCAGAGTCAAGCCCTCCTTTGCTGCAACAGTAGAACAAATCATAACATCAATGTCACCACGCTGGAATGCATCTACTCTCTCTTGTCTCTGTTCAGCGGAGACAGAACCAGTGATGAGTCCAAGTGTGCAATCATCTTTCAGTTCATCAACCAGCGCTTCAACTACATCTTTGTGATGAGCGAAGACGATGGTAGGCTTACCAGTTACCTCACGATATTCACGAACCCAGTTAGCAGTGGCAGTGACCTTGAGTATACCACAGTGGTGTCGTAGTTCAGTAAGCATGTTCAAGACAAACCCAGCAGGGATAGAGTTGTTCGCTTTGTGCATAGCATACTGGTTCAACCACATAGCCTGAGCGTTGTTGTATGCTTTCTTCTCAGCAGGTGTAGGGATAACATCAACCACTTGACGAATCTTATCGGGCAGTTCATCCATGACCTCCTTCTTGAGTCGGCGGATAGTGAATGCTCTTGTTCTCTCATGCAACTCAGCCTCGTTAGATGAGCCTTTGAAATCCCAACCCCAACCAGTGTGGTGAGCATTACAGTATCTCTTTCCGTAGGTGAAAAAGTTACCGAACTCAACAGGGCGAAGCAGGTTCAGTGTAGTGAAGAACTCAATCGGTCTGTTGGTAATCGCAGTGCCGGACAAACAGATGATGTCTTTACTTGCATTGGCTACCGCAAGTGAGGCTTGTGTTCGCTGAGCCTTACTGTTCTTGAGGTAGTGTGACTCATCAAAGATGACGATGTTGAACCCAGCATCTTCAAGCGCAAGTTGTTGCTTCTTCATCAAGTCATAGTTGATGACGACAACATCAGTGTCAGGTATGTCGGACTTGCCGTTCTTCACTGCTTCAACCGTGAGGTTAGGTAGCCAAGTGCTGAACTCTTTGACCCAGTTATACTTGACATTGGCTGGTGCAACGACAAGGACTGGGTGGTTCTCAGGATGTAGTGCTGCATAGGATAGGGCTTGGATAGTCTTACCCACACCCATGTCATCACCAATCAAAGCACGACCACCAGCAAGTTCACAGAAACGGACACCGACATACTGGAATGGATATAACTCTCGACCTTCGGGGAACTGCTCAGCCAAACGACTACGCATCTCCTCAATCTTCTCCTCGTCATGTAATGAAGCAGCACCGGACAAAGCAATACGCTCAGCCTGAGACTCAATCACAGTAGCCATACCATCAACAGAAGCAATAGCATCAGCGAGTGGCTGATAGATACCATCAAGTCTACCCTTCAAGAATGCACCTTGAGAGACAGGAACTTTCCATGCCTTACGAGAGCCATCCCACTTACGACCCATGACTCCTTTGACAATGCTCATTACTTTGGTTCGTAGGTCAGCGTCTTGAATCCACGGCCACTTGAGAACAAGGACATCAGCCTCAATGGTTGCTGATACATTCTTATCAGTCTCGGCTTTGCTTGCATCAGGCTTAGGTGCTTTGGCTGCAAGAGCAGTCAGTTGTTCAGCGTAGAAGCCATGCTTCTCAAAGATAGCAGCGGCCTTGTTCAGTAGTTCCTCTGTGTATGTAAGCGACCAAAACTCTCCGTTCCATTTGATAGCAGGGAAACCAAGTGTGGACTTGAGTTCATCTTTGACAGCAGTGTGTCGTGGGAATCTAAGTGAGACACGGCGAGACTTCTTAGGCCAGCGGCGAGCACTATCGTTCTTACCATACCATACATCTTCGTAGACCTCAGCCTTGACAGTGTTTCGTATTCGCTTCTCAGTTTCAGTGACGATGTAAGAAGCAAGTGTCTCTGCATACAACTGTTGTAGTTCCTCTCGTGGCTTGATGGTATCATCGCCAGCATGTTCTTTTAGATACTCCATACACATAGCCATGACCTCTTCATCAAATGACATAGCATCCATAGCAGTAGATGGTTTCTCGCCTGAGTCTTTGAAGAACTTGCGTAGACGAGAAGCCAACTTGGTTTGGTATGCTGCTTTGGCTTTCGCCTTGACTCCAATCTCAGTCATGTCCTTGAGGAAAGACTGGACATCAACATGAGGAGGAATACCACACCACTTCATCAGTGTAGGAATCTGTGTTTGACTATACTTGTAGAACCTATCAGCAGCCTCTTGATACATAGTCTCAGGAATGTCGTTGTCTTGATTTAGGTAAACCATACACGACTTGAAGAAAGGAGCATCACCAGCATTTGGGCCGATGTAATCCTTCTCACCATCAATGTGAACTTCACAGAACTTACTAATGAGTTGCCTCATTACTCCTTTGGTTACTAACTTCTTACTCTTCATTGTAATCACTCTCCTATTATATGCTGCTTTATATATCAACCCTCAATCACTGTTGCGCTTAATGATGGTGAGAAGGGCGCTTGCTGTTTTGTGTAGCACCATGTAATGTCCAGTGGGTTAAGTGCAACAGTGAGGTAGTTGAGCATGTCATCTACCTCCTCCTCAGTAGCAAACTCCCATGTGACTGTAGGCTCACCTAACTGTGCGCCCCAGTTAATGACTGCTTCAAGTCTCCACATCAGTAATCAACTCCTTCTTCTCCATCGTTGAACTCATACATGAGTATGTCAGTAGGTGAATCCCACGGCGCAAGTATCTGTATGACCTTAGCCTCATCAACCATAGCAACAGGCTGAGGCTCAGTTGTTTCTGTATCAGTGTAAGCCCACTCAGGAATGTCAGGCTCTACTAATGCAAAGGCATGAGCAGGTATCTGTATCAACCCTTCATCTTCAAACACACAAGACTCATGACATACTACACCAGCAGTCATAGTCTCAGTATCAATCACATCCACCCAACCAGTAGGAGAAGGGTAAGTCTCTCCACATCCTAAGCAGCACATCGTTTCATCTATCATCATGGTATCGGTTTCCATGATGAGGCTAACAAATGCTGCTTTATATATTAACAAAGAGCAGTTTGTTTAGTGAGGAGTTACTTACTCATGCCCACAGAACCTGCACTCTTGCACTGGCACTACCTTGACTGGTGTTAGTTGCTGACCTGTATGATACTCAACACCCAGCGCCCACTTGAGAACATCAACCAGTGAATCACCAAGCGTTGGACTGCCAGCACATACAGTGGTGAGAAGCATGTCCTTTACATCATCACGCATCAAGTAACCAATCATCGCAACGATACCATTACCTGCATGTTGGTCTATGTCATCGCTCTTGAGTAACTCCTCCAAGAAGTCAAGGTCGCTCTCGTATTTATCCTTCAACATCTTCTCCCAGTCGGGAGTAATCCATTCAGCATCGTCTCTGTCATCGGACATGGTTACGCATCAGTGTATAGGAGATAAACATGCTGAGTATTTCTCAACTCAAGCACTCGTGAAACAGTCCGAGTTGTCTAACTAATCCGATGTCTTGTTTGGACTATGATATATTCTCATATTGTATTGTATAATATCTGAATAATACAACTGACAACTTAGACAACACACTACTCTTTCCCTACCGTGTCTATGCGTTAAGCATCTAATCATAAACGCATACTATGCGTATACTATAGGGGCGAGGAAAAAAGCATGGTTGAATCAGGGCAGCCAATTATCATGCGAGGGGTATATATCAAGCAGCACTGGGGCTGTGCGTCTCTCGCAGTTGAGTAAGATATTTTCAGCAGCGAGGTCACTACTGGGGTTACCATCCGTATGGATAGGTAGATGGAACGAAAGGGGAAACGCATCCCCCGCAGCCGAATGGCTGCGGGAAAGACGGCGCTTAGCCGTCTCCGAGCGAAGCGAGCCGCTTCGCCCTCGTGCGTAACAAGCGATTTTGAAATAAAAAAAAGCCCCCCACGCCGCATGGCGTGAGGGGCAGTTCGCCCCAGCCCCCCTCGTGGGGCTGAGGTCTTGTTCGGTCATTCTTAGGGCTGGAAAACGGTCACTGCGAGCCTACTCAAACGGACTCCATAGCAGTTACGAGCGCTGCGAGTTTCGCTTTCTTCATCTTGTTGGCTGCTGCTGCGGTCATGCCCAGTGCTTGTGCTCTCTTCACGAGGTCGGCTTTGGTGACCTTAGCGGAAACGCTGGACTGAGTGGCTACTGGAGCAGGTGCTGGGTTAGCAGCAGCACGAGTCTCAGCGGCGGTCTGTGCATCAACTGCGCCTTGACGGACAAAGGCAAGTGCATCAACCTTCAACTGAGCAGCGTTTGCTTGCTTGCTCCAGTCCTTGCCAACAGTCATCTGTAGGTAAGCGCTGCGGGCTTTGCGGCGAGACACGAAGGTTCGTGGGTTGCCTTCTTTGTCTACGACTCCATCAGCGAACCAGTGAGTGCCAGCAGCGTGAGCAGCAGCAAGACGAGCAGCGTTGCGGTCTTGGCGAACTTGGCTTCGGATAGCCTTGCATACACGGATGACGATTCGGACAGACTTGCCGCTGTAAGTGGACTTGGCACACAAGAACTTGGCAACTGCTTTAGCACCCAACTCGGTGCAGTCTTCGGGCAACTGAGACATATCTGTGCGGTGAGCACAGTGGCTAAGCAACTCTTGAGCAAAGGAAAGCACTTGAGCACGAGTGTAGGTAACTGGCTCATCAGTGGTGGGTATACCCGCTTCAACATCAAGGTTGAAGGAGAGAGTGAGTGACTGCTTGCGTGACCGCAAGAAGGTGCTCACCTCGCTAAACATAGGCTCAGCAAGGCTGACCCATGATGGGTTGGTATTCGCAGGTATGGCTTCAATCGGGTTAGTGTTTGACATAACTTGTTCCTCCTTGCGTTGAGATATAATGCCGCTTTATATATCAACAAGGCTCTTACAGGCTCGTAGTGCTCTTGTTACGCTGCGTAGGCTACGGCATAAGGAGGGTGGCTAAGTTGCCACCCATACGGGTGGGGGTCAAGGGGCGTGGCTTGCGGCATAACGCTGCACTGCTTGGAGGAGCATGGCGCTGAATGCCGAACCGGGAGGCGGCGTAACCTAAACGCTGCACCGAGCAGCATGATGCTGAGCAGTGTCACGGTCTATAGAAAGCCACCTGCTACACGCTGCCCTCATGATAGCATGATGCAAGCCGTGGTCGCAGCGCCACGCTGCTACGCAGCGTTGTGCTGCTCCTTTAGTTACGGCAAGGCAACTCAGCCGAGCGCCACGCTGCACGAGGCCAGCACCAAGCAGCGCCGCAGTGCCTTGTTACGCCGCTTAGTTACGCCCTGCTTAGCCGGAGGCATGTAGTTACGCTGCTTAGTTACGCTTCTTATCATCACGCACAGCGCTCCAGCAAAAAAAAATTACAAAAAAAAATTGACCCCTGCGTAGTCCTTTGGTTTTCCGTATATTTGATAGAGTAGTTACGCATCAGACTGACTATGGCCGATGCTTTTTCAGATGCTTTCTCCTTCTTGAAGGCTTTGCAGCCTTCGCCTCATCACATGGATGCTGGTATGCCTGAAGACCAAATGCGCCACTTCGCAAACATGCAGCAAATGAAACAGCGCTATGGTAGACCAAACGCACCAATACCATTCAACCCTAACCACCCTGACCCTAACATACCTATCTTTACTGAAGAGTTTGCGGCTTTGAATCCGTTTATGGCTGAAGCCAACAGGGAGCATTTGGGTCTACCACCACTTAACCCTCAATCTCAGCGACCTATGAATGCCGAGCCATACGCAAGAACTGCTGGAGGCCCACGAACTCTACCTCCTAATCCACCTCTAATGCCTCCGGTAACTCGTGGAGCGAGGACTCAAAGAAGCCCAAGAGAAATTGGTATGCCGATGCACCCAACAGTAGCACCAAGACCACTTAGCGAAGATAACCCATACGGTAGGATTAGAGAATCAGAACTACAACGACTCGCTGACGACTACGGTATACCATTCACAAAGGCTTGGACTATGTTGAAAGCCGACCCTGAACTGAACATTCGTGAAATGGCGAATTATAGTTCAGCCTATCCTATGAATAGGCGTGAGAGTATGCCGGGACAAATGACCACAATGAACCCAATTATTGCTCGCTTGATTCGTGAAAGGAACGAACAACGAGGAGCACCTGATTTTATGCGACAGCAGCCGGATGAACCACATAAACTTGAACAAGACTACTACCTACCGGAAAGTGGTGATAATAGACCCTATTCACATTACGGGCCTCAAGGTAAGGTAAGTATGTCCCCGACCCGAAGTTACCGTGAACAAATAGAGCACAGTAAAGATGCTCATGAAGCGCAAGGTGTTGTTCCGGGCGATAATTTTTCAGGAGACTATGTAGCAAGACCATCGGGTGGAACAGCAACAGATACAGGGCGAAGGAGACAGAAAACTGCATTGTCTAATAGTCTTGAGTTCCCATACGGAGGGCGCAGCGGGAATTATCCAGTTAATGTTCAACCCGGCTCACCTATGGCTCAAATGTATGAAATTGCTCCTCAATTACGAAGGCTACCCGAAAACATGCAGCCTGACTTTATGAGTGAGTTTAGGGATTGATTAATATGACAGACGCATTTACACAAGCATGGAACTTGCTAAAAGCACTACCTGAGCAACAGATGTTCGTAGAGCGCACTCCTCGTGAAAATGTCGTTGATGACTACGAGTTAAATTATGAAAACAGGCCTGAGATTGACCGCTACGGTGCTCGCTCACTGGGAACTGTTCACCCTGCTATTCTTGGTATGTTACAGCGAAGGACTGATGATTACCACGGACACAAAGGTATCTCACCAAACTTGAACTTGGATATGGGTAGAGATATTGATATGCAGATAGACCAAAATAGAAAAGAACACGCTGAGATATTTGGTAGCCCGCCCATGCCAGCCGAAGAATATCATGAGGCTGGAATGAGTATCGCTCAAGGCCCGGAGTTTAACCGAGCCATGTATAACCAGCGTTTCTTTCCGGTAGGTAGTGTCCGAACCGGCTACCAAGATTCTGATAAAGTCTCTCACAACCCTGACAGGGCTGCACGAGGAGGGCCATTTGACTCAAGCCGTTTTATCAATCAATATCCTGAAGCATACAGAAGAAACATGTCAGGATATGGTCTTCAACCAAGTCACAAAATCACACATCCTACAAGAGAAGAAATGAGAGGCTGATTTAATGTGTCACCTTTTGATACCGCATGGTCTTTAATTAAAGCACCTATGTGGTATGGTGACGGGACTGGGGATTTTGAAAGAGACGAACAGGGTATAGTAAAAGACCCTCCCATGAATCCTCGTTATGACATGCTTGAACACATGTCGTGGGCTTTAGACCCTAACTCATTTCAGCAAGCGTGGGAGTCCGAAGATGGATTGGCTCGTGCCATAGTCAAACCTGACCACAGTGAGGGTAATTGGCTTATCTCTCACTACGAAATTAGAGATAACGAGTTTGCACAAGGACAAGGTAGAGGCACTCAATATCTTAGTGAACTTATTGATACTCTTAGAGATGATGAAGAAACAGACATTCACGAAAACCCATACGATGTGCATGTCACACATGTAGACCCACCAGCAATTGGTTTTTGGGAAAAGATGGTAGATAGAGGCGTGATTGATGGAGCACATGAAACATCATGGGTGCGAAAAACTCCTGACGGTGATGAACACTATACTCACCCTTACAACAATGAGTCGAAAAAACCATACAAACCTCAACTGATTGCTAAAGATGATAGGACACTTGACTTTTGGAAAAGAGCACTAAAGATAGGGCCAAATGAATGGATTCTTAATCCAAGTCACGGTAAACCTTACCAGTTTGTAGATGCTGAAGGAATTGAAGGAGGTCACCCATTTTTTAATGATTGGCGAGATAATAGAGAAGGCAAAATAAGTTATGGTGCTAACCGATATGCTCTCATTGGTGACAACACAGTAGAGAAGATTCCTTCTAATTATGGTAGAGCCGAAAGTAAATCATCTTTGGCTATATTAAATGCTCTTGCGTCACTCGGTTATCCTATTGTTCCTGAGACACCGATTAGTTCAAACAACCCTCGCTTTTTTCCAACCGAGCAAAAAAAAGTAGACAGGAGTGATAATGTAATACCAAATAATCTTGTTGAACCTGATGACATGGATGAGTTTAACAGAATGAGGGGTAAGTTTGACCGAGACTTACTTGACCTTCATCATGTAATTTCTACTGAATCACCGCTTGGGCGAGCGTTAGATATAGGAGACATAATTGATAACGAAGAAAATGTAGGTTATGATGAAGACGGAAATCTTGTAGCAATTGACCCCTATGTAGGTCATGAACATGAATTACGGCGTTTTGGTCGCACTTTAGGTCAAATGGCTGGCCCGGTTACATCAAAAAATACAATTTACCAAAAAAGAAGAACTCCAAGTTTTCTAAGACCATCCGCTGAAAGTATGCAAGAGGCTACAAATCACAAATTAGCGCAGCGGTTCAAACAAATACCACCAATGCAATTTGATTCTTTTACTCAACTCTATCATGATAAGGAGCAGTTCAAACCGTGGAATGAGATGGAGGAAAAATTATTCCTTGACCCTCAATCTTTCGGTGAATATACTCCTAACATAACACAATATAGACAACTTAGAGAGACTATTGATAATGACAACCAACGCTACAAAGACATAGGCGCTGCTTTGAATTGGATGAATACCCCTCCTGAGCAAAAACGCTTGTATGAGTTTGGTGACAACCCCCATTCACAAAGATACCGTAACATGTTATATTCTTTGAATTACTAACCGCTACTCTTTTATCAAGCAACATCGTGGGATAAACGATGACCGCTTTCGCTGACGCATTTTACATTCTTAAAAACGAACATTTGTTTGATATAGCGCACGATAGTTTGTTACAAAAAGGAAAAGCGGAGGAGGCTATCCGACTCAGGCAAATGAGGCAATTTGTTCTTGACAATGAAAACTCACCCGACCCAGCCATGCGACAAGCGGCTGAAGACATGTATCAGAAACTAACTCAAATTATGAGTGCTCAGTCACGCACTCCTCCAATGCAACCACCTCAAGGCCCAGTTGGTGAAGGTGCTACTATGGGAAATATGTCCCAGCCACCACAACCACCTCAACACCCAATGATGAAGGCTTGGGATTTCTTTAGGTCAAACTATTGATGTCGCTTCATAAGCGATATGCTTTTGTTCATGCACGACTTGGCGTTAGTTAATGCCGAGTGAAAACTACGACTTTGTTCCGTGGGATTCCGAGGATGATATTGAGAAGTTTTTACAATTAGCACCATTAGCAGCAAAACTTGGCGCTTCAAAAGTAGGTCAAGCAGTAGCCTCGCAGGGTGTTAAAGGTGCTTTGAAAACTGGTGCTAAAAATCTCAGGGCTAAAGTAGGCACTGGACTAAAAAATCTCAAAGCAAAAGTCGGTGTCAAAGGTGGCGGTGCAGTAACAGAGGCAGCAGGTGCTGCTGAAGGTGCTACCAGTGCTGCTAAGACTGCCGCTAAAGGCGCATCTGAGGCAGTAGAGTCTGTTGCTCCTAAACCTAAACTGGGAGAAAAGATGCCGAGTGCCGAGGTTACTACTCCTGAACCACCTGCTGCTGAACCAGCGGCTGAAATGCCTGAACCTGAAGAGCCAAGTGGAAGCGCTGGTAAGAAAACCGATTACAAAAAAATCGGTATGCAGTTAGCGCAGCAATCGCAAGCAAATGCTGCTCAGAAAAAACAAGCACAAGAACAACGGGCTATGGATATGGCTCGCCGTGGTGCATCAGTGCAAACTGGTGAACCAATGGAGATTGCTTTTCAACTACTCAAAGAAATGGCTGCTCACGATGCTGACCATCCAGTAGAACTGAGGAGTGTTGGGTCTTCACCTTACATAAATGAGGCTTGCACTCTTTGCCCTAACCCCAATGCCCTCATATCTCTTCGTTATACAAATCCAACTTTTACAAAAGATTACACTCATCACCTTTGTTATAATTGTGCTGAGCAATATGATGTTCACGATATGATACACCCAGCAGCGTTATCTCCGTCAGACTATGATATAAAATTAGCAGGTAATCCAATGGAGATTGCTTATCAGTTGTTAAAAGATTCTAAGGTTGATGTATCAGGACAACACGCAGCCAAGAATGACCCTCGTTTTTGGGAAATAATGCAGCATTACGGGACACAAGATACAAGTAAAGTTGGTGAGCCTTTTCTACCATACAGTAGAGAATTAGCCGATATGACTGCTCAAGTAGATGAGTTACTTGCACATTATGGATATGAACCGTATTACTTTGGTGGGCAGTATGGTAACTATTCTGACTTAAAGAATAGAAATTATACCACTGGGCATCTTGCTATCTTTGACCCTCATACAGAGGCTGCATCATTTGGTGATGCTCAATTTACTGATAACTGGAGAAAATTACACGAACTCGGTCATGCTCAAGGACTTGAAGACCTAAACCACAAATGGGGAGAGGGTCGTAGACTTGGTAAAGTTGGAATAAGAACTCCTCGTGAAATGCTTAGAGCAGTTGATTGGGAGACTATGGCTTTGATGAATCAAAGAAAATTAATGGATGAAATAGGATTACCAATGACACCTCAAGAATACAACCGTGATTGGAATACCACAGTAGGAGATGCTGGATTTAGAGCAATAACAGGGCAATTTACTTCACCAACTGAAGAAGGGTTTGTTCCTTACGATGAAAGAATATCTCCGTCTTATGCTATGGATGCTATTACAAGAAGGGCTGAAGAACTTGACATAGGTATGGATGAACACCTCCGTGACAAAAAAAGGCTTCGCAGAAGAGGGGGCGCTCGTAAAGTAGCAAGCGAACCAATGGACATCCCTTATCAACTCCTTAAAAATGATGATAGGAAAAATAATTACATTGAAGATGCATTTGACTTAGGCTACCCATTATTGTCTTATGATGAATTGCACGATAAACAAAGAGCAATTGTTGATACTATTGCCGACTCCCCTCCTTCATATTGGAATGACCCTGTAAGTGGTGAATTAGAAACAGAAAACTACAGTGGCATGTTTCACCCGGATAAACACCACCTTTACCCTGAAGAAGCATTTGATGAATACCTTCGTTACATTCAACACTACCATGATGCATCAGCAAAGGTAAGTGCTATGCCACATGAAGAGCAAATGAAATTACAAAGTGACTTTGAAAACCCGCTTCATCCATCAAAAGTAGCGTTAGATAAAATGGCCGAAGAATATGACCATTGGAATGTTGAAGACCCTCATGGTAATTTTCATAGAAAATACAATCAGAGTGCCGGGTTTGCTTCAAGAATGGCTGGAGGATTCGGCCTTAATCGTGGAGAGCCAATAGAAATCGCTTATCAATTACTAAAAGCAAACTTCAATGAATATTTTGGAACTAAAGATTCGTGGGTAAGTTTACCAAAGGAGGGGATGGATGCCAAACCTGAACTCTACGGAGAAGTAGCCGATGCTATGAATATTTCATACGAGGCTGCGGGAGGTCACGCTAAATACAAAAACGCTGATGACCTACAAGAAGAGCAAAAACACCATCGTTATGATATGATTGACAATGACGAAGACCCTTTTGTTGATGCCGCACACATTTATTCTCAAAGAGAGCAGGGGTTCAAGTCATCGGTAACAGCGCATGATGGAAGTAGAGAAGGTAAGAATGCTCTTAAAAATCACATGTTTGAAAATCTGAAAATACCCGGACACTACGCCGAGACAAGCGGGGCTTGGGCTTCTGTGTTAGACAAAGAAGGTATGCCGAGTGTAACTGATTACGACCATATTAGAGAATTAGTGAATAAACCAATTTCGGAATCTGATAACGGTAGATACATGAGAGATATTGGCGGAGTAGAGCATGAAAAACAAATACATGGAACTCCAATGAAAGAAGGGGCGGATTGGACACAAGATTTTTTACAACAATCACTATCGGCTCATAATGAGAACAAACCTTTTTTCTTACAAGATTATAACTTTCAACAGGAGGCTACACAATGACACCGTTTGATATTGCATGGGATTCGCTTGAGAAAAAATTATGTCCAGCAGGTAAGGCTGCTGCTAAAAGAAAGTTCAAAGTTTATCCATCGGCGTATGCTAATGGGTGGGCTGTGCAATACTGTCGTGGAAAGTTCAAGAAAAAGGGGAAAAAGAAATGAAACTAAAGCGTAAATCATGTTGTTGTGGTGGCACTGAAAAGACCCCATGCGTGTGTATGCTCAAAGGAGTTATGCAGTGTTCGGCAGAAGCCCCTAAGTGTCCTTGTTATGCTTTACTTGACAAACAAAAGAAAAAAGCAAGTAAGATTTCAAAGATGGTAGCAGTAAGGTGAGTGGATGACTAAAGTGTTAATCCGTAAAAACTTGAACCGATGGTTCAAAGAAAAATGGGTTGATGTTAGTCGTAAGAATAAAGATGGTTCTCACCCTCCTTGTGGTAGGTCAAAAGCCAAGACTTCAAGCAAGGGTTATCCAAAGTGTAGACCAAGTGTAAAAGTATCAAGTAAAACTCCAAAGACTTCCGGCTCAATGTCCGAAGGACAAAAGCGAGCCGCTACTAAAAGAAAGCGTAGTAAAAAACAAGGAGTAGGTGGTAAACCTACGATTGTCAAAAGTGTCTTGGTAAAAGCACCTCGTATACCTCGTAAAAAAGGACAACCTGCTGGTTCAAAGAAACACTCTGATTTGTATACTGACGAAAATCCAAAAGGCACTATACATGGTTTAGGGTTCAAAAATCCAGCAAAGGCTCGTCAATCCGTATCTAAAATTAAAAACAGCAGCCGCAGTCATGCTCACAAAACACAAGCAGCAATTGCTATGGAACAAAGAGCACGAGAAATGGGTAAGAAACAAGAGGCTGGTGTTTATCGTAATTTTATTGAGCAACAGAAAAAGAAAACTGAAAGTATGAAAAAAATGGTTGGTGTGATACAATGAGTGCATTTGAAGAAGCATGGTCTGTAATTGAAAAAGCAAAAAAGAAATCTAAACCGTTTCACGGTTATAATCCAAAAAGACACTCTAAGAGTGGTGGGTTGAACGCTAAGGGTCGTGCTAAGTTCAAAAGAGAAACTGGTGCTAATTTGAAAAGACCAGTAACTAAAAAACCAAGCAAACTCAAACCGGGTAGCAAGGCTGCTAAGAGGCGTAAATCATTTTGTGCAAGAATGGGCGGTAGTAAAGGCCCAACCAGTAAAGATGGAAAACTGACTCCGAAAGGAGCAGCGTTGAAGAGATGGAATTGTTAGTATGACAGACATTGGTGTAGTCCGTAAAGAGCGTAAGTCTCCTGAAGCATTACGCCGTAAAAAAGAGTATGACACTAAATACGAGTCATCTCCTGAAAGAGTCAAGTATAGAGAGGACTTGAATAGAGAAAGACAGAGGCGTGGTATGTATGGTGACCACTCTCACCGTGACATTTCTCATACAGAAGGTGGTAAATTGACAGTAGAAGATGAACATAAAAACAGGGCAAGGCACTTCAAAGATAAAGGGACACTGCGCCCCATTACAAAGGGAATCAAAGAAGACCTTGAGTTGTTGAGGAACTTGATGGGTGGCCCTATGGATGAACAAGATAAATTGATAGCACAGGCTTTATTGACATCTTTAGACGATTATCATAAAGAAGAAGATGTTGAAAATAGAAAAGAATTAATGCATCCTTATCCATTTTGATTTGTCTAAGTTGTCTAATGTATTGTTTACACAAATATTGTTTTGTAATTATTCTTTCAAAGTATAGATAATACAACTGACAACTCGGACAACACCCCCAGCAACCTTTATGGTGACCCCCGGAGTGGACAGTCCAGTGGACATTATGGAATCACAAGACCATCACGAAGCGGAAATTAGGTTAATGGGGCTTATCTTAGCCCAAAGCACACTGGTCGGAGTAGCAATTGGTATCTTTGATGCTGAGGTTTGGCTTAAACAGGACAGTGTTTGGATAAATGGATTTACTTATGCTATGGGTGCATTCTTTATGCAGGGTATTGCATATTACTTCTTCAAGATGTTCTTTGAACAGAACTTACAGGAGAAAGTAAGACATGGTAATATTGAGAAACAAAGAAACCACCAATACCGTATGATGCAACAGCAGTTTGATAATCGTAGGGCTGAAATGGAAATGAGAATGCAAGAAGCACAACTTGAGCGTGAACTTCGCTGGATGGAGGAAAACCCCGGAAAAATGCCACCAAGTTGGGGCGTAGCGGGTGGTTCTCCTTCTATGATTGGCTCATTTGACAATAGAGGTGGCGGCTCTACTGTATTTGATAGTAGTCGTATTCCAACTCATGAGGCGAAAATACAACAACCGCTTACTCTTGGTATAGATGAAGAGCCTGTGAAGTTAAAGAAAGACGGCACACCTGATAAGAGATATGAAAAGAAATCTTGAGTGAGGCTTAAACATGGGTCGAATCTTTCGCACTCCTTCTGACGATGCTACTGAAAGCACTCTTCGTGCTATTCACATAGCAAATACAGTAGATAACGCATACGAAAGAACTTGGGGCTGGATAAAGACAATTATCGCATCGGGTATTACATGTCTTATTGTTAGTGGCTTTGAGTTTCACAATCCTGAATACAGTATATATGAAAACACTGTAGATTGGAGTATTAAAAAACTTGAAGACTTTGCTAACTGGTTAAAGTGGTGGGATTAATCAATGGTAGACCCCGGAGGAACTGCGCTTGTAGGCGCAGCGATGTGGGGTCAGAATCTCTACAATTCTTACAAACCAAGAAAGGTCGGTGTATACGGAGCACCTATGGTTGGTAAAACTACACTTGACCGTTACCTTACAACTCCCGGTGAAATGGAGGAAATACCTGAAGATGAAAGAACTACTCACTCTCGTATACTAAAAATTGGTAAATATAAAATGCCAAAACCAACAAGAAAAAGAGTATCTTGGCAAGGTGAAAAAAGAGTAGTCTATTCATCCGACATAGGAGGCCAAGAGCGTTTTTGGAATCTGTGGATTGAGGATATGGTAACTCGTGGTGTAGAGGCAATTGTCTACATGTTTGATGATAGAGCATTCAAAGGAGGAGACGATGCTGTGCAACAAATTGCTGGCTTTCGTTATCTTGTAGATTGTCTAATAAAACGAGAATATCGTTACCGTTCTTTATGGTCAAGGTTTAGAGGTAAAAAATATCACCCAAGAGTCATCATGTTAGTTGCTAACAAGGCTGACCGTTTCTTTGATGAGACTGCATCTAAACTATGGCACGATGGCCGCATAGGGGAACATAAGATATTTGACCCGTTCAGAGACGACTTAATCAGGTTACAAAAAGCAGGTATTCCTACTCGCAGGTCTTTCATGGCTACAAGAATAGGATGGAATGTAGAGAAGACTATGGTGAGTCTTTTGACATCTTGACCAAAAAAATGACCCCATAGGTAGCCTTTTCAATAACAACTCTTTCGGTGTAAATATGACAGGTAAAAAATCGTCTACTACTTTGGTATCTACTGGTGGCGGTAGTCGCAGTCTAAGGACAACTGTTCCTATGTTTATCGTAGAGCATTTTGGACTTAGTGCTGGTGATGATGTTAATTGGAGATTTACCGTTCAAGAGGGACAAATTGTTGTAGTCATGACACCTACGGCTAAGCAGGTCGTGGTAGAATGATGAACTTTAGTAGAAATCAACAACAGAATCTTAACGAAGCGCAATTAGCAACTTTGGCTATGCAAGGTAATGAACAACTTACTCAGGCTGCTCTACAAGAAATGTTGGTGGCTCAACAAGGTATGCAAGCGGCAGCAGCATCAGGAAATATAGAAGTTCCCAAAGTTAATTTTTATCCAAGTCGTCATCCTGACCCAAGAAAGGCTCGCCGTAAAGACATCAAACAAGCCTACAAATTACTTCAACCGGCAAAGCGTTCTATTTTCAACCCAATGAGATTTTTATTTGGTCGTAAATACAGATATGCTAAAGATACAGGAACATGTGTTGTAGATGGTTGTAACTGTGCAAATCTAATCCAGCATGATAATCTTTACATGCGTATTTGCGATGAAGAAACAGGGCGCTCTCTTTGGGAAATGTATTGGCAAAATCCGGTTACTGGGCAACCTGAAGCGTTTATTGCACAAGATAAAGTTACCAGTGGGCGTAAACTCAAAGGAACATACTGTCCTGAACACATGCACCTCTATCATTTGCTATGTAAATGGGAGGCTGAGGAGGACAAACAGAATGAGATGAACCCAAGCCGACTTCGTGATAAAGTCAAAAGGGGTGTATCTATCGTAACAGTTCCTATATCTTCTGTAAAGAAAAATGACCCGACACCTGCTATGCTACAAAAATACGAACCGTTCTTCGCTGAACTTGAAAGAGATGCTGGTAAAACAAAAGGTATCAATGTTCTACATTATGCTAATCCAGTTACTGGTCAAAACGATGTTACAATGGTTGTGTTTGACTTGCGTATATTCCAAATGGAATTACAACAAATGAATATGCCTACTCAAGCATTCCAAGAATTACTTAACACCGAGAATGCAAAATTACAACAGAACCTTGATGGTGGAGTAGTCGCTGGGGAGGCATGATACGATGTTAGGACTCGGTAATCAACAACAGCAAACTGGTGGTTTGAATCTATCAGCAACTGGTGGAGGAATGAACTACGGAATGCAGCAACCACAAAGCAGTTATTCTCTTAGCGCACAGCCCATGCAACAACAGCAAAATCAAGGATTTATTGCTGGAATGATGAATGGTGTCGGTATGAATCAACAACAGCAACAAATGTTTCAACAACAGCAATACACCCCTCCAAGCGAAATGGAGTTGATGGGTGCTCTACTTCAATCTCAAAATCCAATTCATCGTTTTATCAAAGACGGAGGACTTGGCACTTTAGTAGATTTAATTGCTGCAACTACAAGTCTAAGTTTACTTAACATTCTAAAAAATGCTACATTTGTTATTGACGAAGATGAGGGCGGTATGAAACTTGACCCCGCTACTTTACCTTCGGATTTACAAACACTTAGCGTAGAAAATGTTAGTATGATTCTTAACAACATGGTAGCCGCAAGTAATCAAAAGTTCCAAGATGCTGAAATGCAAAGGCAACAGATTTTCAATATGTCTCAACAGTCTCTAATGGGTAATGCTCTTGGTGCTGCTTTACAAGATGAAGGAATGATGAACAAAGTCGGTGGCGGAATTGGTAGTGTCGCTCGTGGACTCATAGGACTACCAAGAAACTAAGGTGATAAAATGCAACCCGGTAGTATGTCTGATTACAGTATGAGAATTAGTCAAGCAAGTAGCACTATATTTGCTCCCAGTAGAAATATCATCGTAGAAATGATAATGGTTCAGTTTATCTCAATCATTATCGCTTGTGCATCTATCTTAGTTTTCAAAGGAGATTCAATGAGCAGCGGAGATGTTAGCGTATTCGTAGTAGGTATCTTTGGAGGATTAGTCTTCTTAACCACTCTTTACTCCCGAATCACTCGCTGACCATTTCTTTATCGGACATGAAATTGAAGGCGCAAGCGCTTTAATTTTCATGACACAATTACACAGTCGGCATGTTCCCATTCTTTTTTGCATGTAAGGACACTGATAACATTCATCAAGTCTCGCCATGTATTCTTCTTTTGATACCCTATTACCTTTCAGTGCATCTTTTGATGCTTTGATTAAATCTTTACCACGCTCTTTGAGAGGTTGCTTAGGAACTCTCTCATAGGGTGGCAGCATGTAACGCCCACAAGGTCAAAGAGAAAAAGCATTATGGGTAATGCTGCTTTAAGCGTGTCATGGCGGAGGGCAAACCTGTATCAAAACGCTCTTGTCCTTTGTGTCAGCACCCAAGTCGTGAAGACTTAGAGAAGGGACTCCTTGACGGTGAAATCTCTTCTAAACAATTAGACCAAGACATGGGCTGGAGATTGAACACAACTGACCGCCACTTTCGTAATCACATGGGTCAATTTCACATGGCTTCTAATCCGCAGTGCAAGGTTTGCGCCCACCCTGAAAGGGCTGACTTTGAAAGAAGATATTTTGAAGATGGGTCTGAATCAGAGGCTATCGCTGAAGAAATTGGTATCGCTGAGTCTTCTGTGTATCATCACATGAAACATCATTTTCAACCGTTAGTTCAAAGAAGCGCAGCCGCTGAGATAACATTAGTTGTAGGAGAAGAAATAAATGCGCTCAGGTCAAATGTTGAACTCCTCAATGTTAAGTTGTCAGAATTGCTCCATGAGGGTAGTGTTCACGAAGACGGGTTTGTTAGAGATGCAGTGTCCTTGCACAAAGAAGTCAGAGAATCAATAAAGGACTTGCTCAAGATGAATGAGCAGTGGAGTCCTACCACAGAGAATAATCAAATCAATAACACAATCAATATTCTAAAGGTTGAGTTAAGTAAAGAAAGCCCTGATTCATGGGCGAGAATGCGAGATAAATTGATAGAACATGCAGGTGATATAAATTGATGCCAGTCCCAGTTCCTGATTTACTACAAATGACTCATCCGGGTTATTCAATGGTAGAAAGTGAATTGGTTATCTCTGAAAATCATTTACCAATGTATCTTGATTTCTGTCGTTGTGTTACAGAAAGATTTGAGCACTATGGAGAATTAAAAATTATTCCCCCTGATTTGTTTAAGTTACTGGCAAAGTCATTTGAAACAGTGTTTGAAGATGATAACCCGCTAACATTTTTCCCAGCATACCATCTTATACCTCGTTTACTTGAAGAGTTTGAATACACCATTGAAAATATGACTTCGGCATTTCAAGAAAGTCCGAGGATTATGCTGTTCTATAGAAAAATAGCGGAAAAACTGCGACAGTGTTTTCAATATCATATACGGGGGGATAACACATGACGGAGGGCATGATGGGGCGAACCTCTGATACAAGGATATACAATCCTCGTTCCGAGTCTTCTGAAATGTTCAGGGCTAATCATGAAGATGAAAGGCCACCAAGCGGTATAGAAGATGGCCGAGATAAAGAAAAGCGTCAAGATAAGCGTCAGGCCAAAAAAGAAGCCGAGGAAAAAGAGGATAAGAAAATCCGTCACATCAAAGTTCGCTCGCATCATCTTGGTCTTGACGGTGAAAAACCTACAGAAGATGTAGACGAAAAAGAAGAGAAGTTCAAACCTCGTGGCTCTACTGATAATCCAGCCACTCAAACCATGCCGGGTGGCGCTGGTGGATTCCTCACAAGTCTTGCTATGGGTGCGAAAGGGCCGGGTGCTGCGGGTGGAGAGATGATTCAGATGTCTGAACCTATGGACATCGCTTGGAGATTATTAAAATCAGAATCAAAACGCTCAATAGCACGAAGAAGAAAGAAAGAAAAATATGCAAAGTGGCGACCATCTACAGGGCAGTTTGAACGCCCAAAAGGAGGAGGTGACCCTCGCAACGCTACATCAAGGCGAGCAAAAAATATCAGTCGTAATCTACCTTTAGGTAGAAAAACGGGGCTAATGAGGCCGCATCTTTCTGTTGAGTTTTCACACCGAGGTCTTGCGAGTAAGCAACCGATGAGTAAAGACCCGCAGCAGTATCGTGCATATCTTGCATCTCAAGAGGCTCGTAAACTTCAGGGTGGTGTAAGAAGCACAATCACTCCACACATGAGACATAGCCAACGCTCTTTTATTTCCGGTGACACAGGTGGTGGTCGTTTGACTAACACGCTACAATATCCTCGTGTCCCAAGACCAAGACTACATGCGGTTCGTGCTCCAAGTATTCAACCACCTAAGATGAAGATGCCTCGCTTAGCAAGACCTAAGATGCCGAGTATGGTAACAATGAGTGAGGACACTCCTCAGCACAGTGATATTCTCAAAGCGAATGCATATCAAGCAGCATTGATGCGAATTGCTCTCAAAGAGATTCGTGAATTGATGCGTGAAAAGAAAGATAAAGATAAGAAAACAAAGGGAAAGGGGAATCCCGATACGGCTGGGGCAGCGAGTAACCTACCAAATTACGAAGCAAATAATCCTAAAACAGCAACTCGCCCCGAAGGTGGCACTGAAGATGAAAACGACTCTCGCCTTTGGGGATTATCCCCCGGTGACTTGGCTGGCCGAGGGAGTGGTCGGGTTTGAAAATCTTAGTTCGTAAATCAATCATCCTCAAGGGTGACGGTGTTTATTCCTACCACGGTGGAATACCGCATTTGATGACATCTCCTCCACCTGAAGCATTCCATCCTGACCCTAATGTTCCTGATGTCCCAGTATATGCACACTATGGTGCTGCAAAACCTCACCCTTCGGGTCACCCCGGTATGGGAGAGTTAATTCCCGGTGAGTTCTCAAAAGGTAAACACGGAGAACATGTCTACATTGACCACAATGGAGAGGCACATCATCATGGAATTGACGGAGTTCTTCATGCAGTTGGTGAAGCGCTTGAGAGAAACGGAATGCTTGGACAAAGCCATGCACAGTTAGGAGTTCTTACACCACAAAATATTGTTCAGCAAGCCATTAATATGACAAATGACGAACATCAGGACAAGAGTGGGTTTCACCATATTCCTAATGTAGATTCAATGGAGCATCGTAAGATTCGTGTTGCAGGTTACGGTGGTCGTAAACCTGCTTCTCGTGCTCACCGTTCTCAAGATGGAGAATACATTACAGCATACACAAACCGACCTAACCGTAAAGAGAAAATCGGTGCTATGATTGAATCTTATGCTGTTCCTTACAATCATAATCTACAGAAGATTCTACTTGAAACTCTTGGTATTAGTGATATGGTAGGTGCTGAGTTCCTTGACAATCCACACATAGACATCGCTGACCTTCACCCTCGTGGTCGCCGTATCAGAGGTAGAGGTGGAGATGTCATCGGTATGAATGCACGAGGAGAGTATACTCTACCTGACAGTCATATTCGTGGTGCTCCAAAAGGTATAGTTCACGATGCAGCACATACCGGAATCCAGTCTTGGGAGATTATGAATCACACTCCTGACTTTATGCACATGATGGCTGGTCGGCAACAAACTGGCCCAAAGAACTCTATTGACAGCGCTAAGGCTCATATCGCTGAAGCGATGAAAGTTATTGACCCTGACAAGATACCCGATGTTGAAGTTCCAATTAACACAACACCCGGCACAACTGGTAGTCCTCAGTATACCATGATGAACCTCAGAACAGTTCTTCGTAGTCCTCAAATGACTGATAACATGATTGGTGAGTTATCACGAACCCCCGCATTCAACATGTTATTTGGTCGTATTATCAGCGGCACAGCGGCAAGACCCGGTGTTGGAAAAAGAGCGTTTGAGCATATCCTTCAAGCGTTTGGTGGTGATGATGACGGCATGACTTTTGAAAACATGAACAGTCATACTATTGGAGGCGACCACTTAGAAACTGAAGACGGACTTAGACCAACTCAAAAGTTAGGAACTCACAAAAATGCAGCCAAGTTCTATGCTAAGGCTATGTTGAGTGGCGCTCACGATGAACACGATAGTGCTCTACGAGCATACATGCCGAGAGACGCTGATGGTAATATTGACGCTGGTGTGATTCAAGGACTTGGGCTAAATCTACAAAGTTACGATACAGTAGAACAGCGAAGACAAGGCACTCAGGCTTTGGCTGATTTACTCAGTGAAGCGTTTAATCATCAAACCCGCCGTCAGTTACCTGACGAAATACCCTCTACTTCATTAGCATCTCGTAATGTTGTAGGTTACCCTGAGCAAATTATTGAGAGACTACCTGACCATATCCCATTCTTTACCGATGTAGGATTAGCGCCAGTTGAAAGGGCTGGGGTTGCTGCTGCTACTAAACCACCAGTTACCTCCGCTACACCAAGACCTCCTCCACAACCACAACAAACAGTTGCTGCTGCTCCCCCAGCAACTGAGGCGTTACCTCCGCCAATTCCTCAAAGGGGAGCACCCACTTTCAGACCACAAAGCCCTGAGTTAGTAGCAGCAAGACAACATGTTGGTCGTGCTGACCCTGTTACTTTGCGACAAATTATGGAGGCTGCTGGCGCAAGAGTTCCTCAAGGGCAGGGTATGGAACTCTCTCCTCAAGAGCAAAGGTATCAACAGATGATGGGTGACCCACGACAACAACTCCTTACTCAATATATGAAGGGACAAGACCAAGACTTGTCCCCAATGGATAGAGTCATGAAAGCGATGGAGCAAATGCAAATGGATGATGCTCGTATGGATTCAAAAATTATGAAACATGCACCTCCTCGTCAAATCAATATTGCTGACCTTCACGGTATCAATCATCTCGCAAAGAGTATTGACCTCACTCCAGTAGATGTTCGTTCAATTGCATATTCACATGGAGACTGGGAACGCATCGCTAAGAAACTCAATGTATCTACAGATGTTGTCAAGGTCGTCAAAGTAAGCGTAGGTGGTGTCTAATGGGTCAAGTCTATGTTATCCGTAAAGAGGCTGTTGCACCAGCAGTAGCAGTTCCATCGGGTGTGCCGGGTATGCAAATTATGTATCAACCGGGTATGGAGAATAGCGGCCCTCAATTAGTTCCGGGTGTTAATCCGCAAGGTTTTGCTGGTCTTCAAACAAACCCTATGACTCAACAATTTGAAGCGACACCTCAAATGGATAACAAAGGCAACGAAATCGGAGTCTACGAGGGTGATAAATACGGCGCTATGGCTCTTAATCAAATGAACAGAAAAAAACTGAGAGAGGGAGAAACTCGTGCGCTTGGTGCTGGTCAAACAGCATTTGACCGTGGTGCAAGGTATGGTCAATTTGGTGCTGATTTTGGGAGGGGGCTTGCTGGTGGCCTCGGTCTGTTAGCAGGGGCTGTAAGCCTCGCAAACGCTGGTGCTTCGGGTCAAGATGCTCTCACTGGTGGGTTAGGTGCTGCTCAAATGGGTAGTGTGACCTACCAACAAGGTAAGAAGCCATTATCAGAAGCACTTGGAGGAACAGCGGCACGAATGGCTGGTAGAAGTGTTGGTGTTGTAAAACCTGAAGTTGCTGAGCCTACTCCTCAAGTTGCTGACCCTACTCCTACCCATTCTGAAAAGGAAATAATAAGCATGAGAGGTAAAGTTCCGGTAATGACTACTGGTAAACATGGTCAGCCTGTCAGATATGGTAGCGGTAATCGTTACGAAAGGGAAATAGCGCAAAGAGGCGCTGAGCATAGATTAAATCAACAAATGGGTCGTGACACGAGCGCTAATACTGTAGCAGCAGAAGTAGACGAAATGGGAATGCCTATACAGATAGAGAGAAAAGATGGAATGGTTGCTATAGATGGAGGGCCACCCGGTCTTGATATTGGAGTAAACCCACGAGAAGAAGCAGCCGCCCAACAAGCAAGAAATATCAAAGTTGCTCCAGCAACTACCAATACTCAACCGGAACAAACAGTAGACCAAACTGCTAATGAAATTGCTAATGCAACAACTGGACAATCAAAGTTGGTTGGGGTAGAGAATACAGCAAATGAAATCAAAAATGCTACTCAAACACCGGAGGGTAGTGACCCTGAAAATCCCGCTGCTAAAAAGATGAGTGGTGAAGAACAAAAAATGACAAAATTAGCATCTTTAAATCCTATGCGATTCATCGGGGTGGTCTGATGAGTAAGCGTGAGCAAGAAGAACAGATGAAGCAACTCATTATTGATATGGACATGAAGATGTCTAAGCGCTCTTTCAAATATTTTTTTGAAACTGTTTTAGGATTTGATTATGCGGAGCATCACAAATGTTGGGATAAAGGTCTTGGAGAAAACAGATACTACTGTGTCAAAGCAAGTCGTGACCACGGCAAGTCTGTATTCTTTATGTCGTATGCTCTTTGGTTAGCAGCATTCAATCCTAACAAACACATCATGATTTTTTCACATTCTCTTGAACAGACACTGGAGCACATGCGTTTTATTCGTAACAATATAGACGGTGCTGCTTGTCTACAACATCTCAAGCCCGGTGGTATACCGTGGCGAAAGACCTACTTTGAGTTCACTAATGGTAGTCGTATTATGGCTAAGTCGGTTGGTGGAGGAACAAGAGGTTTCCACCCTGATGTTGTTGTATGCGATGACATTTTGTGGGGAACAACAGGTAGTGAGTTGCAGCGAGCAGCCGACTGGTTCTATGGTGTTCTTCTACCAGTTCTCCACCACACAGGTAAAATGATGATGGTAGGAACTCCGTTTAGTTACAATGACTTGTATGCTGAACTTGAGAAGAAAGAGACATTCCGAGTAGAGACTTATCCCGCTATCAACAAAGAAGGTGAACCGCTTTGGCCTGAGCGTTGGAGTCTTGATGCGCTGGCACAAAGACGATTATCTATGCCAGCGATTCAATTTACTCGTGAATATCTTTGCGAACCAATCCATGATGTTGCCAGTATGTTCCCAATGTCTATTCTTGAGAAGGCTCGTGACCCTGAGTTGGTTCTTCTTGACCATGCTGAAAATGAATACGATGCTAACGGTGATGCTACAGGTATATTTGGTCATCACTTCATCGGGTGGGACACTGCGATTGCATCCGATAAGAATGCTGACTTTACTGCTATGACTGTTCTACGACAACCACCTGATGATAATGTAAAACAAATCGTTGGTATAGTGCATGAGCGTGGACTGAGTTCTGTTGCACAGAAACGGCAAATCATTCTCTTGAATCAAAGATTTCAACCTGACTTAATAGAACTTGAAGGTAACAATTTCCAGCGTATGTTTGCTATGGAGTTGAATGAAATGAGAGAGGACATTCCTATCAGAACATTCATGACAACTCGGACAAGAAAGGAAAGTCTCTTCATGTCTTTACTCATGGCCTTTGAACAAGGACAGATTAAGACACCTTACGGAGATGAAAAGAGTAGAATATTTACTCACAAGTTAGAAGAAGAGTTGAATAGATTTGGTATGCAAAAGAACGGGAGACTGGAGAGCGTGGGTGTGCATGATGACTTGGCTATGTCTCTCGCTTTGGCTAACTGGGCTACAAAAGAGTTCAGAGGTTCTATCGTCATGCTTGACGACATTCTCCCCGGACTTGACAATATCATAACAGGCAAAGGAAATGGAGGGTGGATGATACCATGACAAAAGTTGGAGTTAAAAAATCAAAAATTGAAAAATTAATGGTGTATAACCCATACCCTGAAGGGACTAAAAAATGTATGAACAGTTTTTGTAACGCTGATATTCCCGCTAACAGTGGAGGATGCCCTTATTGTGGCTCACCACAAAGGAGGTTTTGATACCATGAAAGAAAGTAAATTAGGCGGAAAAAAACACGGAATGGTTTTGGTTATATCAATAGGTAAGAAAGGAGATAAAGACCCTACTCGTGTTGCTGACCCCGATACAAAGAAAAAAGGTGAATATTGATGGTAGATGTTTCAATCTATGAAGTCGGGCCTCGTGATGGATTACAAAATATCCAAGAGGAAACACCTACGACTGATAAGATTGATTTAATCAATAGACTGTATCACGCTGGACTACAAGATATTGAGATTACATCATTTGTCCACCCTAAACTTGTTCCTAACATGGCTGACGCTGAAGAAGTATTTACTGCAACAAAAGACATTGGTAGTTTTGGTGTTTTAGTTCCTAATCAAAGAGGATTTGATAGAGCAAAGGCTGTAGGTGCTGAGAAACTCAATGTATTCTTTTCAGCATCGGAGATGTTTAACCAAGCCAATTTAGGTAAGAACATGTATGATATAGTTGCTGAATTAGATTCTATGCTAAAAGATACAGACCCAAAAAATGTTAGGGCTTACATCTCTTGTGCTTTTGGAGCACCTAATGAAAAAACTAATGAGAAGAAATTGTTAGAGGCTATGCAAGCAGCACAACACATGGCTGACACTGTAGTATTATGCGACACGATAGGAACTGCTCATCCATCTTCAATATACAGAACTCTTGAGTTATCAAGACATATTGACTCTGACATAGCGCTTCATCTACACCACATGAAAAACAAAAAAGACAACATGTTCCCAAACATACAATCCGCATTAGACTGGGGTATCACTCAGTTTGATGCCAGTATTGGTGGATTGGGTGGTTGTCCTTTTGTTCCCGGTAGCGGTAGTAATCTTTCAACCAATGATATGGTGAGATATTTGCATAAAAATAATTACGAGACTGGGCTTGATATTTGGGAATTAGATTCTATCGCCAATCTATATGCTACTGAGCAAACTGTTCCTTATACTCCTATTCGTTTGAGAGTTAGAAATAAACTGGAGGAAATCTTTAGTAAAACTCCTGTAGGTAGCAAATGGTAAATAGGTCAATAGGGAGGTCAAACTATGTGGGGGTCAGCATTGATTGAAGACGACTTTGGTGAAGTGCATTCCTTTACCCCTATTTCCGATGGAAAAGATAAACCAATTAAAAAGCAACATCACTTTGCACCTAATGGTGATGGTTGGTTTGAGTCTTCTCTTGGTTGTAATGCTGAGACGCTGGTAAAGCGTCTAAGAAAGGCACGAAGGAACAATAAAGACAATCGTGATGAGATTGATAGTTTCATAAAAGATGTTAGAGCGATTAAATCCCTTGAAACAGATATGACAATCAAGATGTTATCTTGGGGTGAACCCTATGAAAATACAATAAAACAACTTGGGCTTGATGACCGTAAACTCAAGAGTTTGAGAAAGTTCGGAGAGTCTCGTTGTGTTAGTCTTGAAAGAGCATGTATGATGTGGGATAAGGCTGAACAGACTTTGAAAATGCTTGATGAGCATGAAGATGTTTGGGGAGAAGAAGAGCAACAAGCGTGGGCTATGGCTATGAATGACCGTAGTGCTGCTCGTAAAATGTGGTCTAATGCTTTACATCCAATTGATAAACTCAACAAGGCTGAAAAAGACTTCTTGGAGTTCGCTGCTGAAGAATTACTGAAAAAAGGGCCGATGAAAGTAACCACGATTCGTAGTAATTTTTCTGATGCTGGAATGCTTAAAAAATCTCAAACAGATAGAAAACTTGCTACTCTCATGAACATGTATGGAGAAGATATGGATATTGTGAAAGGAGCAGTGAGAGGCACTTATGTTCGTGTTTCAAGTGATGGATTAGTGCTAAAAGATGTGTGGTCTTACAGTGCTGGTTTTATTGATGCTGACGGTTATATCACCATAACTGAGCGTGGTGAGCCTCGTGCTGGAATGATAGCCACAGGTGACAGAGGTAAAGTCCACTGTGAAGATTTATTCAAAACATTAGATTGTGGAGTTTTGTCTATTGACAACAAGGTATACAAAGATACACAAAGAAGTCAGCATCGTTTACAATTCTATTCTAAGGCTGATTTGCGAAAGTTACTTGGTGGGGTGTCTCCCCACCTGAAAATGAAGTCTGTTCAAGCAAAGGCTGTCTTGGCTTACCTTGATGAAAAAGACAAAACTCGCAAACAGGAATTAAAGCGTTTAGTTAGATATGAGAATTGGAAAGATGATGAAAGAAAATCTCGTGAGTTATTAGATAATTGGGGAATTGATATGGACACCATAGGTAAATACAGGGAGGGTCTATGATGGCTGAGGAAAATCAAGGTATTGTTAGTAGATTTTTGTCGGCTTTAGCAAGTCCGTTTAGACGAAGAACTACTCCTCAGCCTCAAATGCCGTTGTATACTACTGGTATACAAGAGCCAGTATTAGCACAAGGTATTACTCTACCAGCACTTTATGCGGTATCAAATGAAAATCTTATTCTTAGAACTGTCATTACAAAACTTGGACAAGAAATATTCCGTAGAGGTTACTATTGGGAAAAGAAGTTTCGCATGAAATGTATTGAATGTGAAGATGAGTTTCAACATGAAGTTGATTCATGCCCTACTTGCGGTGGAGAGGTTCGCACCCCTGACCCTGACCAAGCCTTGTATGCCAAATGGTTGCTTGAACAAGAAAACTCAATGGAACAGACTTTCATGCAGGTGCTTCATGAAGTTGAGCGTGACTTGAATATTGTTGATGATGCATTCCTCCTGATGATTAAAGAATACTATGTTGATGAAAAAACAGGAGAGGTTCAATTTTACAGAATAAAAGAACTCATCCGTGGCGACCCTATTTTTATGCGAATTATTGCTGACAAGCGTGGAGTCCGTGGTGGGCGATACAAGATTTGTCGTATTCATCGTGACCAAGTTGCATATCCGGGTCAAGAGCCAAAGTGTCAGGTTTGTGGTTCACGCTTGGTTGATGCTCACTATGTCAATATGGCAGGGTCAGGTAAGAATCAATACTTCATGAAAGGAGAAGTTATACATCTTTCAAAATACAACCCCGGTAAATTGTATGGTCGCTCTCCAGTAAATACTCTATGGCGACAGGCCATGACTCTAACCGCTATGGATAATTACATTTACACAGCGTATCAAAAGCGTAGAATCCCAAAAGGTATTGTGAGTGTAACAACAGATAATCTTGAGTCAATGAAATCCTTTTGGAAAGGCGTTGATGAAAAGATGGAGCGTGACCCACATTACATTCCTAAAGTTGGTATTGAATCATCTTCGGGTCGTGGTGGTGTAAACTGGGTTAAGTTCATGGACACGCTTGAAGAGATGCAGTATATCGCTGTGAGAGATGAAATACGAAATCGTATTGCTGCTTTTTATGGTGTTTCTTCAATCTTCATGATTGACAATGGTAAATCGGGTGGATTGAACAATGAAGGTCTACAGATTCTTGTTACAAATCGTGCAGTTGAATATGGTCAAAAAGTGTATACGGATGTTCTATTCCCTCGTATGCTTCGTGAACTTGACATCACTGATTGGAAACTGACTCTTTATCCAAATGAAGAAGAAGATGAAATTACAAGATTACGCCGTGATGAGATGGAGGTCAATCTTGCACAGAGAATGGCTATGCTTGGTTATGAGCCTGAATTGCTTGAAGAAGGAGATAGAGATGTTCGTTTCAGTTATCGTAAGAAAACTCCTCAACCTGAAGGCCAACCTGAAGGTCAGCCTCAGCAGCAAAAGCCGGGTGCTATGCCGCCTCCTCAAATGGGCGGAGGAATGCCACCAAGACAAGCCATGCCTCCGATGCAAGGCGGTATGCCTCCACAGATGATGCAAGGCGGTAGATTACCTCCACAAATGATGCCTCCATCACAGCCCGGAGGAGAGGGAATGGGAATACGCACTCCTCGCTCTCCAGCAAGACCTCAACAAAGAGGTAGTCCGGGTGCGGGAGCGCCAGTAAGTAGTGTTCAACAAAGAGGGTTAGCACCATCTATCTCTCAACAAAACGCATCAAGATTACAAGACAGTAGAAGATTGCGTGGGGCGTAAGGCTATTTAGGGTGGTATCACTACGAGTGCAATAGAGGCGAGACTATGGACTTACTAAAAATGAATCCTATGGCAAGAAAATTAACTGTTCACACAGATGCATTCAATAAAGCATTGGAGAGCAGTGACCCATTTGCGGCCCAGCAACATCTAAATGAAATCTTGAAGTTTGCTGGATATTTGAATGAGGATATTCACTCGGCTATTGTTAAGGCTGAAAAAGAACTTGTTGATGCTGTCCAGCCCGGTGAGTCTACTATTCTCAAAATGAGCACTACTGGACAGAAGTTTGATGTCTCGCAAAGAAGCGATGTTCTACCCGGAACAATCCTATCAGCAAGAACTGGGAATGGACTGCGTAAACACTACGGCACTTTTGGTCGTTACTCTCCTAAGTGAAGGTGATTAAATGAGTCAAGAGTCTGTTGCTGAGCGTTTAATGAATGCTCTAATTTCAAAAATGGAAACAATGGATGGCGACTTACAGGTTTTGAAAGCCGAAAATCAAAAACTTCGTGACGCTGTAAGCGACCCAATCAGTATGCTACGCAAAGCAGGTTTTGTTCCCGCTGCTACTCCTCTAAGTCAAGATGTTTCCACAGATGCATTTAGAGGAGATGTCGGAGTTGAAAACCAAATGGACTCAGGACTACTAAAGAGTCAAAATGAATATTCAAATAATGAAATCCACCTAATGTCTTGGGAGGAGATTCATGAAATGGCCGAGCAAGCCAAAGGAACAGAAGTGATACAATGAAGCCTATACCCTCCCCGATGAGCCGACACGCATTAGATTTGATGAATAAAGCACAAGAATTGAGTCAGCGTATTGACACACTTGAAAAAGCAAAATGTCCTGAATGTGGGAACACAAAAATGGGCTGCGCTAAAATGGGCTGTGGTGGCAAAATGGAAAAGGCAAAATGCCCTGATTGTAAAAACAATGATTGTCCTACTTGTATGAAAAAAGGGCTTGAAATGGTAGAGCACGAAGGTAAGAAAGTTCCTAAGTTTGCTGCTGATGGTAAGGGTGCAAAAGACATGAAGGCTAAGGCTGACATGGCTATCAAAGACGCATACTGCATGAAGAACTTTGGTAAAAAATACTCTGAGTGTTCTGATAAGCAAAAAGCACAGTGCGATAAAGCACATGGTAAACCTGACAAAGATGACAAAATGAAAGGTGATGGTGTATTTACCATTGGTGACGCACAGCGAAGGAATGCTGGTTTTCCACCTGAGCCTCGTCAAGAAATGGACTACTCAGATGAAGAAGGCGACCCAACTATGTATGATTATGAAGAGGCAACTGATGAGCAAGCGAGTCCACCCCCAATGCGTGAAGATACTGGCGCAACGAGAACTTTGCCTCTAAGTGAAGGTAAGCCTCGTGAGCAAAAGCGTGGTCAAGCAGGTCGTGGTGTTAAAGTTAAGCGACCCGGTTTCCGTGGGCCACCTATGCCTTTAACCGACAAATCAGCATCAGGAAAGCCCGAAAGGATAGAAAATGCTCGTATGAAAAAAGCAGTTGCTGAAGGCTCTCAACCCGGATTTACAACATCATTTGATTCTTCACCAATGGGTGTTATGTTTTTGTCTGAAACAGGCGGCCAAACAAGAAACGCTTACTACACCACTAATCAATATCCATACAATGCTGAAGATGTTACTAACAAAGGTGCTACATCGGTGCAAGTTAGTCTTGACAAGTTAGCCGCTATGTTAAACCCACACGAAGGTGGCGGAGTAAGTCGTCTTGATAACAACGGGGTTTTGAGTAACGACCCCTATTGAGGGGTGTTTGAATGAGAGAAACGCCGACAGGTTGGTATTACAGAAGTCGTGATGAACTTCTTAAATCAATTTTTGATGGTGTAGATTTACATAATGCTATTGGTGACTTTTATTTCGCCAAGATGAACTTAGAGAATCATAATGAAACAATACCACAGACTCCATTAGATGATGTCTGTTATTCTATTCTTAAACAGAAGCAAAAAAGACATCGTTTTGATAAAAAGACAAAAGGCACTACTTTTGTAAGAGGCGCTGAGATGAAACTCGGTGAGCATGTTTGGCAAGGTAGAATGAGAGAAAGACCTCTACATGAAGTTGCATCTTCATACCCTCATGCTGAGTTTGCACAAGGACAGCACTATCCTGAATCACACCCGCACCACAAAAAACACCACCCTTTGCGTCAAAAAAATACCATAACTGGTAGGTCGGCTATGACTGAAAAGTTGAGGCGTTTCTACTTACCTTCAAAACCCGGTGGGGAAAGTATGTCTTTTCGGCATAAGATGGCTGAGATAGGAAAGGAAAGACTTGAAGAAAAGAAAGAAAACCCAGCGGTAATTGGTAAACTTCGTTACAATGTTGAATCAGGTAAAGAGGAGAGACATCATAATTTTCTTGGCCCTCTAAATGACCATTATCTACATGACATCTATGAGAACAACTATCAAAGATGGTTAGAGAATAACCGTGATTTAGAAAAAAAGATGATTGAAAAATATCCAAAGCCAGTAGAACATGAGCATGCTCTGAGGTTAATGCACTTTGAAGATGCAGCCGATGGTTGGGAGGGTGACCAATATCATGGTGAAGCGTTTGACCCGAAGGCTAAGATGAGTGAGCAAGAGATTCAAGACCATCTTTATTCAGGTAAGCCTGAAAGCGAACTTGACCCTATATTACTAAAAGAGAGTTTAGGACATGAGGGTTACTTGTATGGTTTGGAGTTTTTGAATCCCGTTGATAGGTATAGAGTCATTCAACATCTACATGAAAAAGGCAGTGACCATGCTAATGCTCAAAACATAGAGTTGGGTAATAATGGTGTCATAAGTGCTGGTCGTATCAAGAGAAATCTCGCTCAGCGATTTACTGGTGAGTTTGACCGTTACATGCGACCTCAACACATGCATGGTGCTAATGTCAAAAAGCACTATGAAACAGTAGATGATATTCCTGATGGAGAAGAAAGATACATCAAAGCATCATTGATGAAGGCTATGCAAGAAGTTCCTTTTGATAGCGAGAATGAGTCCAAAACTTCTGTTTACCAAAATCTTCTTGACGAATATAACGAACTTCTACACGAGCACCGTGACTCTATGGATGTTGGAACATACGAAGAAGAGCAAGAACAAGAAGGGCTATTGCACCTCCCGGTAAAAGGAATGAGACAAGGGCGTAAAATAGGTAGATTAGAAGACGCTGAATCAAAATTAAAAGAATTGAAAATACTTGACGAAAATCCATACGAACATGTTGATTTAGAAACAATGTTAGCATTAATGGGTTATAATGCAGATATGACTGAAATGGATTCACACCCGTTACTTGATGGATTTGACGGCCCACTTGTGAGTATGGAAAAGATAAGAGAAGTCATTAAACGAGCAAAAGAGATGTCAGAAATTGAAAGGCAACAAAAACCAATTCGTAATCATGACTCTTTTCATCATGTAGGGAAAAATGGCCCTGACCTTGCGGATATTCCTGAAGACGAAAGAGAGCATTGGCTAACTGATGAAGAAAACAATGTCATAGGTCTTGCTGCTCCGTTTGCTGAAGACTTTCACCATCAAGGGGGAATGGGTAGAAATGTATTACATTACTTAGAAATGATGCACGATAGCCTACCTAAAGACGATGATGGTTATTCAATAATGGGTAGAGTAGAGCGTGATAGATTTGTTCCTAACCCAAAAACTGTAGGTCTTTGGGGGCGCTATATTCCTTCTTTGTATTCAAAAGAAACAAGACAACATGCTGGTCATCACGGTATTACTTCTTTTTGGGATTCAGCAAACCACCGACACATGACAAAGGTTAGGAATACAAAAAATATGCCTTTCCGTCAAAAAACATCATTGGTTGGTGGATATTCAAATCAAGTTAGATATATGTCTGATGATGAGCGTAAAGCGTATTTCAACGGCCCAGCCAACAGAAGTGCTCTTAGTGCTGACAATTATTTCAATGCTAACGCAATCAATGCTCTCGGTGGTATCGGACTCAAGGCAACTCAGTCGCTTAACAATGCAAAACATTCTCATCGCTTGGTTACTGCTGGTGGTAGACTTCATCCACCACATGACCCTATGAAGAAAAACATGTGGCTTAACAAAAAATCCATTGGTGCGAGTAACATACTAAGCCATAGTAATGAAAATAGAGAACTTTTCAGAATCTTTCAAGGTCATAAGAAAAAGAAGGCAAAAGATGTTCCTCTATCCGCTGAAGCCGAAGACAAACTTGAGGAATTAATGCACGAATATGATACTATCAGTAATCAAATAATGGATTTTGAAGAAGGCAGCGATGAATATTCCGAACTCAATGCTCGCTTACACGCCATAGAACAAGAAGAGATGGCTATTGAAGCCGAGGCTCAACTTGATGATAAGACTACATTTAACCAAATTACTGATAATGCTGAAATCAAAGACGAAAGTGACCTTCGTGCTATAATGAGTATGGCTCAAAAATTGAAACCTGAGTTTGAAAAGGCTGACCCTGATGCTTTCAATCCTGAGTTCCCTGACAAGTTCTTAGCCAATACTTCTCGTTTGATGCGTGATGCTAACATGGCTTTGTTAAGACTACCTCACTCGTCTCATGGGTTACATACTCATGGTTATGGAGAGGTAAAACAAGAAGTGAGAAGTGCCAGTGAATTACTATCCGATGATGAAAACATTGTCTCTCCTCATCATACTATAGCCAGTGTCTTAGGTGCTGCTGGTAGTGAAATATTACCAACACACTCCCAAGCAAAGGTTCGCTCTCTTCTTAATTTACCCGATGATGCAGTGCATAACGAAATGATTGATAGATTACTTGAAGGAATGGATGCTCCGGTCAAAGTTCTCACTCATGGTAATTTATTAGGCACTGGAATAAGTTTTGCTGGTGAAGAGCCAAATACTATTTTTACTTCTGATGACCACCACGGTGTCATTGATTCTATCTTTGATGAGCATAAGAGAACACGAACACCAGCGAAAGTAGACCCAACCAAACATAATATTGAGAATGGTCAATTTGCTGATAATTTTAGAAAAAAATACGGAGGTCATCTTGAACTAATGGAACAACTGTTTAGTCCAAGACAACAAAACTCGTATGAATCTCATGGTTTGTCTCGTATACCATTAACTGATTTCTCTGATAAAAGATACAAGAGAGGTAAGAAAGGAAACATGGCTACTGGGAGTTTGAAAGGTTTTGCTGGTAGTTTGAATCAGGCTAAAAGTAGAGTTCATGACCTTTTGATATTTGACCCCACTAAGGCTACAACAATGGAAAAAGTCGTTACTCCTTCAACAAGTGTAAGGACTGCACAGTGGACTCAACAACCTATTCACCCCGCTAATAGTAACGGGGCTTCTGTTCAAGACATGTTCATTTCAGGAGGAATGGATAGTGGTTATGAAATGACACCAAGCGTTGGAATGGAGTTCCCCGGTAACAAGACTGCTATGGCTGGAACAAATACAGAATCTCAATTTTTACACTCTATCCCTGAAGAGATTATGAAAGCGCTTCACGGAGAAGAAGCAGTTAGTCAAGTTCTTTCTTCAAACTATCAAGTCCCGTCAGCGGTGACTAACATGAACAGAGTTGATGTTACCGGATTACCTGCTAACCTTGACCCAAATGCAATTTCAACAAGTGACCCTACTGAAACTCTAATGGTGTTGATGAACCCTGATGCTTTATTGAAAGAAGATAAGGGTAGACCTCCACCTATTCTACCTATGCATCGTATTTTCTCTTTGAAGGATTTTGAGGCACTACGAGGTTTTAGTGGTGATTGGATAGTGTCGGCTTTCTACGATGGTAAGCGCATGATGATTATTCGTAAAGGTAATACCCTTACGGCATACGATGAAAACAACGATGCTATTCCTTTGAGCGAAGATGACAAGAAGCAATTGAAAGCCGTTACTGAGAAAAACTACATCATTGATGCTGTGAGAATGAAGGACAATATACACATCATAGACATAATTGATTATGACGATACTAATATTTCCGATATGACTGTTCGTGAAAGACTCAAAGTATTGAGAGGTCAATTTGATAGTCATGAGCATGTTTTAGTTCCCGGCCCATACGATACTCGTATGACAGAAGACGGAGGATTAGAAGCCACAGTCAGCAGTTTACAGGAAACCCATAAACAGTTGTTACTCCGTGATGCTAAGTCTACATACATGCGTGGGGAACGCCGACATCCTAAGTGGTTCTTACTCCGCAAGAACAAAAATGTAAGTTTCATTATCTTAGATGTTAGAGGTAAAGGGCCATACACATACAGATTAGGCGCTGGGCCACTTGACTCAGAAGGCTTTGGTAATCGTGGTGTAGACTACGAAGGTAAACAGTATCTTGATGTTGGAACAGTAAAAAGTCCAAAGCCATTCAAAGAAGGAGACACCGTTTCAATTTCAGTTTCAGGAGTTAAAAAGCGGAATCGTCAAGGTAAAACAATCTACGATGTAACCTCTTCAAAGATTGTAGGAGAGGCTGATTCAGAAAGTCCAGCGAGTCTTGAAACATTATCTCTTTTGGCTAAATCTCACCCTATTATCCATGTTCCTTATGATATAACCCTCAAAGAAGACCAAATATCCATTGTTTTTGAGGGGTTAGACGAAGTAATTTACAAGTCAGAATCCAGTCATACTGGAAATTGGGCGCACTCACCTAAGTCTGTAATGGGTGAATTAAGCCAGTCTGATTACACTTTACAACTGGCTGAAAGTGTTAGACCGCTATGGAATCAAGCAGTTTCTTTAATGATGAAGGGAGTTGATAAGAAAGACGATAGTATAGTTGAAGAGATTATCCCTGACAAGAAATATCACACCATGCATTCTAAAAAAGATAGAAGGCAAAGCGAAAAACAATCGGCTGGTGTCATTGACGCTAATGACGAAATGAACATTATGAAGCCCGGTATGAAAACAATGCTCAAGACAATTACTCGTATTGCTAATTTAACAGAGCGCCTTGATAGGGTAGCAAAAGAGAAAATGACTGGTGGTGCTGGTAGAGGTGGACTTGGTATAGATGTTGGTAGTGCAATAGAATCCCCAAGAGGGCCAACAAGACTCACCAGTGAGGAAAGTGTCCCTGATTGGGATATGATTGAGCGCCCAACCGAAGACCCCGAAGAAGAATATGACTCAGTTACGCAAAGGCGATTAAAACAGAAAAGAGGCGAGCAGTCCTCCGCTTATGAAGCAGAATCGGATTATGAGGCTTAGCGGTTTATTCATATAGGTAAACAAACAGAGAGTGAATTAGTGTGTTGCGAACTCAGCGTAGAAACATTGAACTCCTCAAAGCAGGGAGTGACCTCATCGTGGCAGGTTATGCTTCAGTAGAGTTAGTAGACAAACAAGGAGATTTAATTACAAGGTCAGCATTGAAAGACGCTTTCAAAAAGTTCATGTCAGACCCAAAATACAGAAATGTCCAATTAGCACATTCAAATATACAAGTAGGAGAAGTAATTTCAAATTATACAGATAATCAAGGGAGGTTGTGGAAAAGCGAAGTAGACGATGCTGGAATGTTTGTTGTAGTAAAATTAAGAAACGACATTGAGAAGGCACGAGAAGTAGCAAGTGAAATCCGAAAAGGAAACCTAACGGGATTCAGCATCGGAGGACAAGCATTCAAACGAGTAAACAAAAGCGATAAATCCCACGGCTCATATCAAGAAATATCAAAATTAGAATTACACGAAATAACAATATGCGAAAAAGGAATTAACCCCGAAGCCACATTCAATATACTAAAAGAAGACAAAAACAAGGTGAACAAAATGACCGATGAAGTAATGGAACAAATGAACGATGTATTAAGCCGACTTGAAGGCCGACTGGACTCAATGGAGAAAGGAGAATTACCTCCAGCATTGAAAGAGGCTCAGAAAAAGAAGAAAGAAGAGTCTGAGAAAGACGACAAGATGAAAGGCAACTACATGGAAGAAGACAAAGACAAAGACAAAGAGAAGGACAAGAAAGACGACAAGATGAAGTCTGACGAGTTCTCTGATGTTATTACATCCGAATATCTTGACTGGATGGAAAGCACTCTCAAATCCGCTGGAGTAGACACTGTTGCTGCTCGTGCTCACTTTGATACTGTAGCAAAAGCAAATCTTGGCTCTACTCCTGAAGCAATCGGAGACGGTGCTGATTACTTTGCTGGACAAGTAAAGGGTCGTGCTCAAGAAGGAGGCAACCCATCTACTAACGCTCTTAATCGTGCTGGCCTAATGAGTGGCGGTAACAAAGAAGTTACAAAGTCTGACTTTATTACAGGACATGGAATTGACGCACACAGAATAGAAGAAGCATACGGTGTCTTCAAGGCTGCAAAACAAGAAGAAGAGTTCCGTAAGTCTCTTGAATCAAACTTTGAAAGCCGATTCGCACAAGAAACTGCTGAAGAAATCGCAAAAGCACAAGCACAAAACTTTGACGCTCGTGCTCCTCTTGATGAAGTTATGAAGGCTCTTGGAGCACTTAACGAAAGAATTGACAACTTATCCAGCGGTGCTGGCGAGACAATCGCAAAATCCGCTACACCTACAGTTGAAGTTCCGAGCACACAAGACTTGGCTAACATGTCTTGGGAGGAAGTTCACCAACTGGCTGGAGGGCTATACCGAGGCGAATGAGGCTCACAAAATAACAAAAAATATGGAGATGAAAAAATATGGCACGAAATTATGTAAGAACAGTCAGCGACATGGAGCGATACTACTACGGAGCAGGTAACTCAATGGGTTACACATACACTGGTAGTGAACTTCTAAAATCGGATGCACCAATGCTAAGCACTACTGCTGGAACATACCAAGCAATCTACGGGCGCAAAGTTTGGTCACAGTTGAACCAAGAGTTCAACGCATTTTCAATTCTACCTAAGAAGCCGTGGGAGCGCAGTGGATGGAGAGTCATTACCGACAAGCCAAACGCTGGTGTAGTTCATGGTGGTATTGCAGAGAACGGCACACTGCCTGAAACTGTTAAGCCAACTTTCCAGCATGTTGCTGCAAAACCAAAAACTATCGCTCACTCCTTCGATGTAAGCGAAGTTGCAGTATTCCTTGCTGACAAAGATGACGGACTTGGTGACATGCGCTCAGTTCTCAAAGAAGAAATGGGTAAGCACCACGCTGAAATGGTAAACAAGATGCTACTACAAGACACTGACGCAACCGCAGGTAACAACTTTGAATCACTTGACAGAATTACTGCTGCTGATGGTGGTAGCGGTTCTTCTACTGGTCTAAGAACTGAACAAAACTCTAACGACCACGCTGATTTGGCTTCTGACTTGGACATCTACAGTATTGACCGAAGTGAAAACGCTTGGTCACATGCTGAAGTAAACTGTGCTGCTGACGCAGCCGATGCAAGCCGCCGTGTATTGTCACTTGACCACCTTGATACAATCTTCCAGCAAGTTTGGGAGCGTGGTGGTAATCCAAAGGTTATCCTAACTGGATATGACACTCTAATGAGACTACAACAACTTCTACAAGCGCAACAGCGTTTCATGGAGGAGAAGAGAGTCACCCCTACCTACAACGGTGTTAAGGGTGTTCCGGGTATTGAAGCAGGTTTCATTGTAGCAACCTACAACGGTGTTCCAATCATCCCTACCAAAGACATGGTAAAAGATGGTCTAAGCCGTATGTATCTATTGGACACTGACTACATGTATTTCAGCACAGCGATTCCTACACAATACTTTGAGAGTGGAATTGAGACTGGTGACCCATTCGCAATCAACCGCCTCGGTCAAGAGGGACTTTACCGAACAATGGGTGAAGTATGGACAACTTTCTTTGGAGCACAAGCAAGTATTCGTGACTTGAAGTGAGGACAAAAAAATAAAAAAAATATGGAGATGAATTGATATGGCAACAGAATTAACAGTAAGCGGAACAGCAACCCCTACTTTGGTAGGCGCTTGGGAATTGAGAGCAGGGTCACATGACACAACTGATTACTTAAATCGTGGTAGCACATACCCCGGTAACCTTGAATCATTTAAGCCTTTGAATGGTGACGACAGCACTTCAGGAGATGCAACAAACGGTTACGCACCAGCACCTAAGATGGCTCTAATCACTACTGCTGGAGCAGGGACTGTAGTTCTTGCTGGAGGAGTAACAAGCATTCTACTGGCTACAGGAAACCAAACAGGCGGCTCACAAGCGGCTTTGAAAATTGCAGTAGTTAGTAAGACTATTACCATCACTGGAGCAGCCGAAGCACACAGCCTACTTGTAATGTATAACTGAGGTGCTTTGAGTGCCTACAGTAACATACACTGGTCGCTCTTGGTCTACAAGAAATATTGACCCTACACACCCTGATTTCATTAGAGGTCAGTCTCGTGAGGTCACTACTGCTTGGTTAGACCGATATGCAAGTAGACTTGGTGATGATTACAAAATTGAAGGCTACGAAAAAACTGTAGATGTAGGTAACGATGGAGTCCCTGATTCGGGCTGGAGTCGTGCTGACATCGCAAAGTGGCTCGCTAAGTATGACATCAAGCCTAAAGGCTATGCAACTAAAACTACTCTTCTTTCACTTGTGGAGACTGTAATGAGTCCCGAAGGTGTAGAAGAAACTGAGGCTCTTGTTAAAGAGAGTCTTGAAGAAGAAACTCAAACAGGAGATGAATAAATATGGCAGTAACTATAGACCCAAGACCGACTTACTTTGGAGACAGAATGATTGTAACAGGTAGCACATCAGGTGGCGAAACCGTAGACCTTAGTAGTTTGTTAGCATCAATTGATGGTGCTATGGTAAACGCTATTGGTAGTGCTGCTACTGTAACTCACGGTATTAGCGGCACTAATTTAGAAGTTGGTGCTGCTTGCACCTTTGTCGCAATTGGTCGCCGTTCTTGAGGGCGGTGATTAAATGGGACAAACGGTATCTATTCTTGGCCCTTTCCCTCCAAAGGATTTCAATGATGATACAGCGAGAGGATTGATAGAAACAGCAATTAGCAACGCTATTGCAGGTCACACTTGTGTATCTTGTGACCCGCATCATATTCTTGGTAACATTTACATATTTATCACTACCAGTTGAGCGTGAGGAGTATGTATGTCACTAAAAGAACAAGCAATTGATTTAACGGACATTGAGCGTTTTCAAAAGCAAGGCATCCGTTCTGACGCACAGACTCTACTCGGTAAAGTAATTGACGAAGAAAACCCACTCAAGGGTATAACTTCACAACAGCGTAAGCGTAATCTTGAGGCCAGTGATGTTCTAAATATTGGCTCAGGCACTCGCTGTCAGCACTGTGGTATGCTTCATTTCCTATGGCGAGAAAACTGCGGTAGTTGTGGTAAGCCAATGGAATACAATCTTGCTTCTATAGATGAGGAGGCAAGAGCATGACCCGTTGTAAACTCCTTGATGAATGGTTTGATGTTAAATCAAAGCAGGTTGATGAAGCCGAGGCTAAGACCAAGAAGTGTTTTGTAACGGGGGTCAAAAAGAAATGCCGATAGTATTCAATCCCGGTGAGGCTGAAACACGACCACTTGACCCTTCGGCTATTGTCTATACTACTGCACAGAAAGTTGCTGATTTCCTCTCAATTGGCCCACAGGAAGCCGTTTTAGTTAGTGCTGACAGCACTACTACTGCCGTTTTCGTTACAGGTGCTGATTACAGAACTGTAGGTTTTGAATCAGGCGACACCATTCTCATTTACTCCGATGCTGACCCTTTGGGAATAGAGCGTGTTATCACAACAATAAGTAGTAGTGCCAGTGGAGTTCAACTCAATTTTGCTGATACAATTACTGCTGCTGATTATCAAGTAGCCGATAATGCCTATGTTCAAAACACAGCATCGTTTACCAATGGTAAAACTCGTGGTATGAAGCGCTCAGTTGTTGAGGCTCGTATCAAAGAAGCACAAGATAAGATTGACAACCTCACACACAATGCTTGGCGACCTTACCTTGTAAGTGCTGAATACATTAATTTTGACACTTACAAGCCATACAGGAGACGATACTATACTGATTATGTGGGAACTGCACCCCTGCTTTTTAGGAATATTCAACAAATCCTTCGTCTTGAACTATGGCAAGGAGACGACTATCGTGAGATTTGTAGCGCTGAGGCTCGTATCAAATTACCCAGCGATGTTAGGGCTTTGTCAGGCTCTATTGTAGTGTCACCCGGAAACGGAACTGCTGCCACTCTAACAATAGGAACAGCCTCTAACCAGTGGAGGGCTGACTTTGATGCAGCCACCACAGCACAGAATCTTGCTGACCTCATTAACAAAGAAGATAGAGTAAATAAAGCAGCATTAGAGTTCTCACCAGCATTCACATTAGAAGGCTCTACTGCTAATGTAGCGCTGAACAATGAGTTTCTTGCTACTGCTAATTCTGATTATGGGACTGGTCAAGTGAAGATTACATCTATGCGTGGCGGTAAAGGTGGTGAATCTTGTTCTATCGTAGCAACAGACAGCGCTATTGAGTTTGCTCAAGTAGGAACTCACGAAGCAACTGTGACAAGTGTTGTTGGAGATACAGTTAATGTAAACAGCACTAATGCATTTGTTAGTGCTGGAGTTTGTGTAAAAGGAGATACAGTGTTCAGTTACACAGGTAAAACTGGCACTTCTTTTACAGGGTGTGTTATTGTTACAGGCTCTCCTTTGGGTGACATCACCGGAACTATTACTCAAAACACTATGAGGATTGACCTTCAAGGTGGTAGCAGCAAGGGAGATAATGCAAGGCTGCGTGACTGGTGGCTTGACCACGAAATGGGAATTATCTACTTCAACAACTCCTATCCTTTCTTTGAATGGAATGCGATTAAGTGTTCTTACATCTACGGTGAGCGTTATCTTGAGAAGGCTATAGAAGAGGCTGCTACTAAGATGGTAGCGATTGATGTCTTAATGTCTGATGACCGTAGCGTATTGATTCCCGAAGGGACACAGAATGTGGATTTGACTTCTAAGATTCAGTTACTAAGGGCTGAAGTTGATTCTATCTTAGCCCGATATATTGAGATTATTGTATTTGAGTGATGTATTATGGTTAGTGGGCCTCAAGATGAGTTTTTAGAAATGCTAAAGGCTGAACTTTCAGACCCAAAATACCAAGAGGAACTACGAATGGTTATCACTCAAAGACCTGAGAATTACCGTAAAAAGGTAGAAGCACAGGAATTAGGGATGGAAAACATCATGAAAACTGAAGATGGCTACCGACAAAACAACAAACCTGCTCCTCAAGGTGCAGTTGCTGCTGCATTAAGAAGGGCTGATGAGCGTATGTTGCGTGAATCTCCTTTACTACAAGAGAGAAAATTGAAGTTTCAAGGTGGCCTTTTAGTTCCTGACGAAGCAAAATACAAGAAAATGAAGGCGGAATGATACTATGGTTGCTACATTTACTGAGTCTCTTGACATGGTTATCAACACCCTCAATGACTGGAATCGTGGTAACACTGGTAATATCAAACCAATTATTGACGACATCGCTACTACTGTTGGTGAGCGAGGAAAAAGGATTGACCTCTCTCGCCACGACTATGTTTTATGTTACGAGACTGCACATAACGAAGAAGCACCTGAGTTGTTTTACGACTTCGTTACAACCCGTCTTAACATCACGGTAGACGCTCGCACATCCAAAGGGAGAAAGCATCTTCAGGCTATGGAAAACGAGATACGCCGCCTCATACACACTGTAAGAAAAGGAGATGGTGTGAACTTTGACCGCATGGTATACAAGACTCGCACTGACCTTTCTGATAGGTCAAAGGTTTTATTTCGTATGACCTTTCAGATAGAAGTAGTTATCTTTGCGGAGTTAGTGCCTTGAGTTGAGCCGACATGCCATCTACAGTATACAAAGGAGATTTAACCGAAGTTGCATTCGGTCACGAAACAGCACTAAAATTAGCACACAACTACGCAGGGTTGTTTAAGTTCACTCACGAAAGTAGAGACAGTGACGCAAATACAAGTATAATTAACTTCACAGGAGGCGCTGCTGCTACTCCATGTAATGGTGGTCTTTTACAATATCCAGTCGGTATGTTAGTAGGATGTAGAATCTCAATTTTAGGTGGAACTAACTTTACCGCTGATGATTCTCATAATAGTGGTCGGACATATACAATTATGGAACATAAGAATCATTCTACAAGTAAAACTCAACTTACTGTTACACCTGCTTTGAAAACTGATACGGGCGTTGATTCAAGCACTAACGATAGTCTTGTTATTGAATCATTTGGGACTCCTACCTTTGATGTAAATATGGGTGGATGGGACATTACAGCAGCCGACAGTAGTGAGCGTGTGCTTACTGACCAATTCCTCGGTCTTGCTGCTACTCTTACTCTACCTGAAACAAAGGTAGACCTCAAGCGATACCACATCGTAGGACTTGGGCGTGATACTGCAATTCAAGTGCCGGGTCGTTTCCTAAACGAAGGAGGAACATTTGAAGTAAACATGCATAATCCTCGTTGGTTGTATTACTGTTTAGGTATGGAGTCAGTTGCGGTTGGAACACAATTTGATGGTCTTATTGCTACTGATAGAAAACTTAGCACCGCTACTGAGATTGGTGAATCCTTTATCACTCTAAACGGCTCTCCAGTCTTTACACAAGGCAGTTCAGCGGTAGCCGCTGGTGATTACATTTTATTTACAGGTGGAAATGCAGCCCTTACATTTAACACATTAGTTGGTGGTAGCGGATATACTGGTGCTGCTGGTGTTGCTACTACAGGCGGAACAGGTAGTGGATTAGTTGTGACTACTACAGACAGCCTCGGCGCTGTTGATTCCGTTACAATCACAGACGGTGGTTATGGTTATTCAGTTGGTGATATTATTACTATCTCAGGCGGTGGAGGTGATGCTACCTTTACTTTAGTAACAGTTACAGACAACAAGCAAGACATCATCACTTACAAAGGTGCAGGTAACTTAGGTGTCGGTAAAGAGTTTGGTGCTGCCAATATTGGTGCTGACGATTTCTTTGACCAAACTCAAGCACAAGAGATACGCCGTATTGCCGCTATCAGTGGGACAAAAGTATGGCTTGATGATGGACTTTGTTTCCCTCACCCAGCCAATACACCAGTGAGGTTTATTCGCTTTGATGCTGACGGAAATGGTAACACTGGTAGCCCTCATCGTGCTGCAACAGGAGCACTTACTCGTGGTGTTACACGATTGTTATATTCTCGTAGTAGCGTTCCTTCTTTCGCTATGGAGGTAAGCATTCGCCGCCGAGATGTTGAAGGTTCTGTTGCTGATGTCACTGATGGTGGCGCTACAGACCCTAAGCAATTAACTCGTGTCTACAAGGGATGCAAAGTTAAGGACTTCTCTATAACAGCCGATACGGATGCTGCTCTTCGTTTGAGCGTAAACTTTGATTCAGCACTATGCTATACAGATACTGGTCGTCTTGAAACCACTGCTGTGTCTGATTATTCAAACGGAACAAAAGGTGACAGATACAAGGCTCACCGTATGTTTGAAGAAAATAATACAGACGCTGAGAGAAAAGCAACTGGTATTGAGAAAGGCACACAGAAGCCATACATGTTCTATAATGGAACTGTAACTATCGCAGGTATTACGCTGGGACAAGTTGTTTCATTCACTATCACAGGTAACACTGGTGTTCAGCAGTTCTACACTATCAACGGTGCTGCTATCACAGACAGCGAAACAGACCAAATCCCATTTGGTGGTGCTCGTAATGCATCTCTCGCTATTGAGGGTAAAACAGAGTATTCAATGGACTGTGAAATTATTGTTGAAGACCCAGTGTTCTATCATAAAGTTCGTAGAGCCGTAGACCACGAGGCTTCTACTGCAAATCAGATTCGTTTGTCTTTTACCAAGCCGGGAACAGCGGCTGGTCGTGAAAGCATTGACATCTTGTTAGATGACTTCTTTATCACAGAAGCACCATTACCAGTTCCTGAAGACAAAGGTGTTATCAAAGCACCGTTGAAGATTCTACCAAAGGCCATGCGTGTGGTCGCAACAGACACGCTATTACACTCTTGAGGGAACTATCATGCTTACACCATCTATCCGAGCAAAACAATATTCAAAATTATCTCACGCTGAATATGCCAGTTGGTATGGTCAGCAAATAGGCGTAACCTCCGGTGACCTTGTTGCTGCTGGTGAAAAGCGTTCACTACATCTCATTGAAGAGGCAGTCAAAGCACTTTTAGAGCCAGTGATAGAAGAAGAAGTAGTTGAGCCTCTACCTGAAGAGGTATTTGAAGCAACATCGGAATTGGCTACACCTGAAGACATTGGTGATAGCGAAGATTTCCCTACAGAACTTACCTATGATGCTATGACTGTCAAAGAGTTACAAGCATTATGCAAAGACCGTGGGCTACCAGTTTACGGCACTAAGGCTGAAATCGCTCTACGCTTAAAGCGTGACGATGAAGGTATATCCGAGTCCACGACTGAGACTGAAGCCCCCGAAGAATCGGCTGCTGAAGTAGAGTCGGACACCCCCGCTGAAGAAGCGGCTGTGACCACAGGTGAGACAAATGACGAAAACAGTAGTAGCGAACAAGAACTTATTGATGAGACGGAATGATGAACAGAAGCACGAGATTGGTATAGACCCCGATGACCCTAACCTCGTAATGGAGGTATGGGTTCGTGATGTTTCATTTTTTGATATTCAAAAAGCGGCTCAAGAAATGTTTGATATTACCAAAGATGGTCAAATGTCTTTGAACCTTGAAGGTTATTACAAATATGCATTTACAAACTGGGTAGTGCGAACTAACCCTAATCTTTCTACTGATGAGTTAATGAAACTCAAAGGATATGTGGGTGAACAAATCTCTGCATTATTGCCGAGTCCAAATGAACTTGGGGAAATGATGTCAGGGGGGTTTACCAAAGGCGGGAAAAAGTGATTGAGAGTTTTCTCAGTCGCAAAGTAATCCAATCCCCCGCCGATTTGGAATTATCTCTTGAAATGAAAGCATACATTGTAGCAAAACACTATGGAATATCAATAAAAGAGGTGCATGAGATGACTCCACAACAATTTTTTCAATCCTATACTTGGGCGATTGTGGGTCGTAACGAAGAAGAAAAAGCGTATAAGAGAAAGAAACAGTCCTCAAAAAGCGGTAGCCGAGAAACCGTTTCCCTTGACTATAGTTTCCTTGACACGGAGGACTTCTGATGGTAGCACTGGCTGGCTTGACCGTAGCCCTTAGCGGGTTATCAAGTGGTGCAAGCGCAGTCTCAGGTATTTTTAGTGCCATTGGAGGTATTTTTGGTAGTGCAATATCAGTAGTTACAGGTGCTTTTAGTTCAGCCATAGACTTCATCAAAGAGAAGTTTCAGGTAGTAAAAGATTGGTTTGATGAAAATATCATGCCGATTTTTGACAAACTATGGGAGGTTGCTGAGCCAGTCATACAAGAAATTGCTGACTTTTTTGAGAGTGCTTTAGGTTTAGCATTTGAAGGAATACAAGCCGCATGGGACTTATTGATGACGGGCTTAGAATTGGCTTGGGATGAAATTATAGTTCCTTTATGGGACTTGGTAGGGCCAGTCATTGAGTTAGGTATAGACGCAATTGGGGCTGCTTGGGACTTACTAATGGATGGTATGGAATTAGCATGGAACAATATCATAGTTCCTTTATGGGACTTAGTTGGTATTCCTATTGACCTCGGAATAACCGCTATTCAAACAGCATGGGACTTGTTAATGGGCGCTATGGAGTTAGCGTGGAATAACATCGTTGTCCCTCTATGGGACTTGGTTGGCCCACCAATAGAGGCTGGTATAGGACTCATAGAAACCGCATGGGATGGCCTCATGTATGGAATGGAACTAATTTGGAACAATGTTGTAGTTCCGCTTTGGGACTTAGTTGGGCCACCAATTGAAACTGGTATCGGTGCTATAGAAACAGCATGGGACACTCTTGTAGAGGGCATGGAATGGGTTTGGGATAACACATTAGGTGCTTTATGGGACAAGGTAGGGCCGGGCATAGAAGAAGGAATAGGCGCAATTCAAACCGTGTGGGATGAACTTGGTGACAGTTTTGATTGGGTTTGGACTAACATACTTGAGCCAATCTTTGATGCTTTTGAGTATATCCTTGACATGATATGGGATGTCTTAGAGCCAATAGTTGATGCTATCATGGACTTGGTAGACGCTGGTGGTGAACTTATTGGTGCTGGATTAGACATGCTTGGATTTGCTGAAGGTGGTATAGCGACTGGGCCTGAGTCGGGTTACCCGGTAATGCTACACGGCACTGAGGCTGTAGTCCCGCTTTCGGGCAACCGTTCTATTCCAGTTGAAATTAACGGTGGTGCTGGAACAGGAGGCGGTGGTAACACCTACAATATTACAATCAATCCTTCGGGTATGACAGATAGAACTGACAAGCGTGAGTTCGCAAGAAAGATGAGTAACGCCATTCAGCAAGAGATTGCTCGTGCAAGCGGTGGTTCAACAATGAGGGCTGGAAGATGAGTGACGGTTACGGAACACCTATTCGCCTTCATTTCGATGCTGGTATTCTTGGTGATTTATTCGGGGGTGACCCTTTTCCTCCTATGGAACTTCAGGCTCTTTCTATTGCCCTCAGCGTAGAGCGTAAAGTAGGCGGTATGCCTTTACCTCTTATGGGTGGTAAAAGACTTGGAATTGATTTGAACATGGTTAATTCTACTATTGTTATTGAAGGTATATTTACTGATGATGATGTAAACCGAAGAAACACAGCAGCGACTGGTGCAACTGCACAAATTGATTTCGCTGTTAATCATGCTGACTTAAACTCGGTTGGTAACTTTACTCAAGTTGCTGATACTAAGTTCATAGAATTATGCGAAGGTAGCGATTCAAAGGTAACTATTCGTGACAAAGGATTAGATAAAGATTTGAGAATCTTCTTTTCAAAAAGTAATGACGCTGCTAAGTTTACAAGCACAGGAACTACAAATGTAGGAAACTTCAGTGCTCAAGATTTTGCTACAATATTTGTTCATTCTACTAACGGTATTACTCCCGCTGAAATGGCTGCATCACTTGCTACCGCTTTAGGGCCGTCATTCCTTAATTCAACAATAACAACTGCTATCAGCACATCGGAGTTTGTTCCAGCCGCTGGCTCTTCAAAGATTACACTCTCACAATCAACTACTGGTAAAATGACTGGAACTGGTAGTGTTTCCTTTACTACAAATAGACCCTTTGCTCCATATCATCTACCATTCACCGGAGGCTCAAGTGCTTCTACAAGCAAACCTAAGTCGGCTGGGGATAAGGTGCAAGACTTGTATGGTATTTTACACAACACAGACAGAGGAACTGCTGCTTTGATTATAGCGGGAATAGCGGGTGCTGCTGCGTTTGCACTTACAGGGGGAGCAGCATTAGCGGCTGGGGCTGTTGCTGGTGGTGGTGTGGTAAGCAGCCTTGATGGATTGTTTAGTGGAGACTACCCAATTGGTCTACAGATTCCCTACAACTCAATGATTACTGCTGAGGATGGTAGAAAATATGATGTTCGTAACTTTTTAGTTCCTACAGGTTTGTTTAGGTCTACAAATGAAAAAATCTCTGAAGGAAATACAAAGTCAGCAAATGTAGATTTTAGCACATCTGATGAAATGACTGGTATTCAAGGCACTATTCAGAAGTTTGATGTGGGATATAACGCCGGAGAGCAACACTACACTTACCAAATGGTGTTCGCACCAATTGACATGATTATTTGAGGTGAAAGAAGAATGCCTATCATGTTACAATCCAACCACGCTTTGCTATTTGATGGCGTAAGTGATGGCGTGATTATTCCTCAAGGTGATTTTAGTAAACTTGGACAAGAATACAACGACACTCACAAAAGTTCTTCTGATATTTTATCTACAAATCATGGTAAAGGAATAATCGCTGATGGTTTGAGTAATAGTATCGCTATAGAAGCGTGGGTAGTGCCTGACTGTGGTGGTGTGATTCTCATGAAAGAGGGTCAATTTAGACTAAGCATGGGAACAGTTGATACACCCGGCCCAATTGAGTTTGAGGCTAATATTGATTCTCCTTCTACTGGAAAAATGAAGGTATTGATACGAACTGCGCTACCTGAAACAAACAACTACGATGGTCATGTTTATCCAGTAAATACATTCGGTGGTTTAGATGATTCGTATAACCGCTTTGACTTAGGTAGTAAAGATAAAGCAACATCGTTATCGCTTAATCAAAGACCACTATATCATGTTGTGGCGGCATTAGCAAACGGTGCTGCACAAATCTATGTAAACGGAGATTTGGTTGCACAACAGATGATTCCTTCTGATGCATTTTTGGTTAAAAATAATTCACATGTATTCATTGGTGGTAAAGGTGGAGAGTTCAAAGGTGTCATTGAATGTATACATGTTAATGCTGCTTTTAATCAGGAAATGACATCTCGTAACCCAGCACTGGTCGGAGATAGCACAATCTCTATGTTTAGATTTGAAGAGCCAATATCCCCGTTCAAAGATGTCTATACAATTGATAGCATAGCAGCCGAGAGTAATCTTACTGCACTTGTTATCGGTTCTACTAACGCACAGGCTTTGGCTAATGCTTTGACTGGTAAAACAATTACTAACACTTCTGTTGATTTTACAGTAGCGCCTTACTCTACTGGTATGTATTCAGTCATTGACCGAATCACAATACCCGGCGCTACACGAACTCATCTCGTGCCGCATGTTCCTTACAATCTACTTATCAACCCCGGCTCAATCAATCAAACTACTAAGAAGCCTAATCAAAAACCCCCTGAGCGTGTAAGGCTTCACAGTATAGACATCGCAAATGGTAAATTACTGGTGTCAAGTGTCCACTTAGATTTCAAAACAAGCACCAATACAAACGGGCTTCGACCTATTTTACACTCAACCCATATACCAGCAAATGGCGCAAACTCATTTGTTGTTATCTCGGCTGACTCCTTGATTGAAAACGGCACAGGTCGCCCTTACCAACCTCCTCATCTTGCTACTCAACTCGTAGATAGAGCAGGTCAAATGTTGATTGACGAAGGTAAGTTTGAGCAACATGCTTTGGTATATTCAAGTCGTATGGCGACTACAACTTCTGACCCCCTCAATCCATTCGCAGTGACATGGCCTACTAATTTAGATGAGTCGTTTCAAGTAGGTCACTCAGGTCGGCACATACTGAATCATGTTGAGGGTCATCATTACTTGAGAAATATGCCTCGTGCTAATGATGAGGCGCTTGACCAACAGGCTGGTAATTCGGATATTCTCACCCTGATGTATGATGAAAGAACAAGAGGAATCAAAGATTTATTCCCAATCAACTCAAGAGTAGATTACTACCGTGATGTGGCTCAGTTTGAGATTACCGATGTAGTGAACTCAAGCATAGTTCATGAGGTTGTGAATAACGGACTCAGCGGAGCAAATAGAAAACTCATAGCGATTGGGGGTGTAAAAGCAAACGCCCCTGACTTTAATCCATATCCATTCCTTCTCAAAGGCCCAGCGCCTCTAAGTTTAGACGCTATTGATTCTAACCTTCGTAAGTTTCACTTGCACCCCTCAAGTAAGAGTAGAATAGCACTATTACACTCTCCTACTCTTGCTACTCGTGGGTTTGCACCTTATGTTGAGATTCACTATAACGCCATAGATTTTACAGGGGTTTCGATGAATAAGACTTCACCTATGCTTATGGTGGAAAAAACAGTTCCAGCGAGTAATGTTTCTAACGGCGCTGGTGGTTACATCTATGATGACATAGCAACTGATGTCGCCGCTGGTAATGCTACTCTTTTTGCTGCTGGGGGTTACATAGATGTTGGTAAGTCTAAAGAAGGTAACTTAGGCTCAGTTAATTTCAGTCATTCTCTTGTTGGTGATAATAGCGAAGGATTTGAGGCTGATGTTGAATTAGATGAGAGATTAACACCTCAAAACTTCACAGCCACTGCTACTATTGGTAACAACACACCACAGAATGTCAATGCTTCTCATACATCAAAGGCTGACCATGATTCAGTATTTCATCGCCTCTTTATGGAGAGAGTGCAAATAAAATCAGGTAACGATATAACGCAAGAGTTTGCTCGTAGAGTTCCACATAAAGTTCACGACAGCCCCAGCGCAGGGCAATTTGACGAGGGTATCACCTCTTCAGCCTCCGCTATACACGAGTTCTTTGACATTATTGACAATGTTGAAATTAATCATCTTGTAGGAACAAGTCATCGTTTCTTTGTTCAACCATCAGATAGAAAAAGGACAAATCAACTGCAATATGTCAATTCTATTAAAGACAGACCTGATGACCATAATCTTGCTTGTATTATGTTCCTCATGGGGCGCACAAAACTGCGTGGTGTAGAAGAGGTTGAAGGTGATGATGGGCGCTTTACAGCAGTAAACTGTGTAGGGCTTTCAGATGTAGCGGCGACTCGTAGCATCAATGAATTAGCATCGGGCAGCCCTGACTCACATGTAGTGAAAGAGATAGACCCTAATGCACCAGTGGTCAGTGTAACTCTCGGTGGTGTAGGTCAAGGGGCGTTTGATACCAAACCATCTTTTGACAGAAGCACACTGGCTCATTTACCATACAGTAGTCGTAGAGGATTTTCATGCCTTGCCACAAAAGTAAGAGTGGATTTAGACGCTACACAAAATACTCAGTTTATTGAAGTCTCACCACTTAACAATGAGTCACCTGACTTGAAAAGTTGGGGAACATACCCATTCCCTAAAGTTGGTAGGATATATTTGAAGAATGGAGCAAATGCTGAGTATACATCTAAAAAAGGGGCTTGCTTTTTATTTACTGATTCTAACTTGTCTTCAAGAAGATTCATTTTACCCAATGGTTCGCCAGTCGCTACATTCCAAGATTGGGTTGTTGGTAGTGGTTTGGCCGCAAACGCAAACGCTCTTACTGGAACACAAAAACAAGATTTCCCTCTTGGCGAGGTGATTATGGGAGATGGTCATTTCTTTGTTGAAAACTTACAGTCTGACGGTAGCACTGTAAACGATAGAATGTTCCAGTCAATGGATAATATTTCACATGATTATCAACTTGGAACACAGTTCGCTTCTACTCGTGCCTTAGTTGAGATACCTCTCTTTAGAAGCCAATTCTTTGCTAACAAGTTTGAGCAAACTCACCCCGGCCCTGATAATTCTCTAAAGTTGCATATTGACCCAACTATGACCGCACATACATGGAATCCTTCTCCAGTTGGTCGTAGATACCAAGATATGCCTCCGTCTGATAGAACAGCATTTGGCGCTTACGCTAAGAGTGTCCTCACAGATGAGAAGACTAACCAAACTCACATAACTAACTTTGAAACGGAGACTGCTCAATACAAAATATATGTTGGTAATCTAAATATTTTTCCAGCAAGTGTAACTACAGGGAGCGATTACTTCAATGTAGTTAATGTAACTATACACCGAAGAGCATTTTTGCCTTCAGGTGAGTGGTGTATTTATGACAATGACCCTTCTTTTGATGGTTTTATTAATGTCCCAAGAGATAACGATTCCTATGTTTCAGAGGACTTCGTTAAGGAAATAACAGACAGTGGTGTTGGTTTGCCTTTACTCGTAGGGAATATATACGATTCAGAGGTATTAGTGCCACTCAAAGGTGACGCTCTCAACGCTGCTGCTGATTTTGAGGATAGAAGCGAATACTATTATGACGCTGGTAGTGTAAAGACACAAGGCGGTAACATTGACTATGGATTACGACAATATGTGAGCGCTGTAGAGTTCAAAGCAGGGCCACTTTCTAATCCACATGCCGCTAAAGTAGAATCAGGTAGAGCAAGTGGAACTGTTCTTAGTGTTGAACCTATCATGAACGGTTCTGTTTATACAGGTTATGCTCATTTAATTATGAGTAAAGAGGATATAGAGAAGTTTCCGAATGTAGAAAAGACTCCCAATTTCTCAGTTAGTAGCACATACGAATGGGATATGGGTCTTGCACATTATACCTTAGAAGTAGCAGGTAATACCTTTGTATATTTTGGAGAGGGTAATCGGCAATATGTTGCAGCGAGTTTGACTATTGATGATTCTTTATCAAGCATTATTGTTTTTACTAAAGAAAAAACAACTGTTCCTTCTTATCTCAAAAATGATATACTGAAAGGGCAACAGGCTTTGTTAGTTTCAAAAGGATTTGATACCCACTTTAGTTCTGATAAATACAACACTAACTTAGATAATAATGTAAACTTGTCAAACTCAGCAAGACCAATTCACTATTCAGCGCCGTGGAAAATAACATCAAAAGTTTCCAACTTAATTATTGGTTGCACAAATCACACGAGAATAGAACCTTTATCATCAAATACTTTCAATGTTAATGTCAAGGTTGGAGACTATATTTATGTTGAAGAAAACGCCCAAGCCGATGGCGCTGGAAAGGCGCTAAAGTCTACTCTTTTAGGAAAAGTAGCAAGAATAGAAGAGTCCGTAGTTCACTTTACTCCCAGCCAAGCAACCATGCAAGAATCCTTTATTCACTTTGAAAGCCCAATACCAGCCGCTAACGAGATTATCTTAGATACACAAATAGCGGCTGGTAAATCTATATTCCTAAGAGTGGGTGTAAATGAAGTTATGAAAAACGATGACGATGCGTTATTAAACAGAACATGGGGCTATCCTTTTGCTCAAGGTGGACTACGAAGAGGAGACACAATATGGATGAACATGACATACAACAACCCACACGCTGTTCAAGGTATGTTCGCTAAGAGTAGAGGAGTATTGAATGAAGCATTAGTCTATCACAAGTTTAACGGTGGAACAGGAATATTAAGTGAGAATCCTCGTGAATCTATACCCCTTGAAAACTTCTTGATTGGTAATTCTTGTGTTGAGACTGCTCGTAATTTTGTTCAACATGTCAATAAAACAATTGAACTTAATTACACAAGTCTTGGTTTGTCTAATCCTCCAAAGGTTGCTTTCCTTGACCCTATGCTCGCTAAAGAAGGACACGCTCGTGTCCTTTTGTATGATGTCGCACATGACCGTGAGTTTATCGCATTTCAAGATATACACATGCAGGTTCAGACTTCTCCAAAAGCCGCTGAAATAGGTTTTGAAAGATTATCTACATCACAAAATCAGGCCGATGGAACTGATGAAATTGATTTGGGTAACTATGGTATCAAATACAACGGCGCTGCTCAAAATCCATTTATTACTCAAATAGATGTAGCAAACGGTTTCCCCTCACAAAATAAGTATATTCGGGCAAATCAACAATCTAACTTTATGGAGAGTGCTTATGCTCACCATTTGGCTAACAATATCTCAAGCGAGTTATTAGACCCAGTAAAAGGGATAGTCACTTCAGTAACGGCTCAACTTGGTCGTAATAGAAGGCAGGGTAGC